CTTGCAAACTGATGAATTTCAGTTGATTGTAAATTAATCCATAAAAAACATTCATTTAGCTATTGATAATTAAAAAATACTCCCTATCTTTGCACCGCTTTTGAAAAGAACAACCCTTTAAAAGTAGCGGGGTGTAGCGCAGTCCGGTTAGCGCACCTGCTTTGGGAGCAGGGGGTCGTGGGTTCGAATCCCGCTACCCCGACGAAAAAATCAAGTCAAGAAAAATTGAATGGTGTTGAGCTGATACAGTTTGTATCGGCTTTTTTCGTTTGTGTAAAATAGGTGTAATTAGACCTCGTTTTGGGGCAAATAAAGAGGGTAATTCTTTGAAATATCTTTGAACTGTTTTTTAATTATATCTCTATTTTCATCCATTTAAGGGAAAATAAGACAATTTTCTATCAATTCAGACCGATTCAAGCTGTTTAATGCGATTTTAAACCTTTAAAAAACATTAAAACAGTATGGCAACATTTAAAGCAATTGTATTTAAGGGACATCTAAAACAAGATGGAACATCAAATATTAAAATTAGAATCTATCACAATAGAGAGTCACAGTATATAGCCACTTGTTATTTCATTCAACCTGAAGGAATGGATGGAGTCGGCCGGATCTTGCCTAATGTGGCAAATGGAGAAATGATAGAGTATGAGATCAATGCATATATCCAAAAGATCCGGAGAGAGTATTTAAAGCTAGGACAAGATAGAACACAATTTATGTCTTGCAAGGATCTAAAAGAACAAATAGAGAAATCTCTTGCTCCTGATGCCGAATTTATTGATTTTGTAGAGCTCGCTCAAAACATAGTAATTCAAACCAAAAAGAAGAAAACAGCCGAATGGTACAGTTCTTCTATTGCTACCCTATGCTGGTACACAAAAAGAAAAAAGATAGATATTAAACTCATCACCTCATTCTTGCTAAATAAGATGATTAAAGACCTATATCAATCAGGTCCAGCCGGTATTCCGCTAGAACCCGGTACGATAAACCATTACCTTAGGGGCTTGAGAGCACTATACAACAAAGCAAAACTCCTTTATAACAATGAAGACTTTGATATCATAAGAATCCCCGGTGATCCGTTTAAGAAGGTCGATATTCCAGAGTATCGAAGGAAAAGAAAGAATATAGATATCATTACCTTGCTAAAGATCAGGGATTTCCAATCTAATAAAAAACGCACTAATATGGCACGTGATGTCTTTATGATGATGTTCTACATGATGGGAGTCAACATCAATGACCTATATAGCATTTCGTGTGAACGCCGCGGAAGACTGGAATATACGCGTTCTAAAACGAATACAGAGAAGAATCACGAACAGGTGCCGCTTTCCGTCAAGATTGAGCCAGAGCTTCGCGTCCTGCTCAATAAATACACAGAGGGGTATTTCCTCTCCTACTTTCATACTAATTATTGTAGCCTGAATAATTTCATGCGAGCAATCAATAATGGGCTGAAAGATATTTGTCTGAATCTAGAACTCGACTTCAAAATCACCACGAACTGGGCCCGCCACAGCTGGGCCAGCTTGGCAAGAAATAAGGCCGGAGTACCGAAGGCAGACATTGACTTCTGTCTCGGTCATGTGAATAATGATTATAAGATGGCTGACATCTACATTGATATAGATTATAGCATTTGTGATAAAGCAAATCGCACTGTATTGGATTTATTACAGAAAAAAGAAGAAAAAAAAGACTGAAACGTTTGCAAATACAAAAACTCTATATATATTTGCAAACAGAATGGTGTTGAGCTGGATGAAACAATAGTTTTATCCGGCTTTTATTGCATATACATGCTTCAATAGCTCTTATTACTGAAACTCATCTCTTCTTTACGCTATGCGCCGCAAAACAATGACGCATGGAAATTACAGTTTCAAAAACAGCTTTATTAGATAAGCTGAAATCAATCGGGCGAATTATACAGCCTAAAAACACAATACCAGCTTATGACAACTTTTTGTTTGTCGTTGATGAAGATGGTCTTATTCTAGTAACAGCAGGAGAAGAAGGCGGACGCATCTCTACAAACGTAGATGGTAATGCAGACTTCATCAATTATTCTTTCATGGCTAATGCCAAGACATTACTCGACGGATTAAAAGAGATCCCCGAACAGCCATTGACCATATCCATCCTTGAAAAGGAATTGATTGTCAAGTACGCTAATGGCAGGTTTTCAATACCACTTGAAAAAGGCGATCAATACCCATCCATGAACACAGATGATACTGCCAGCCCATTTCTTGTTTCTGGTAATGACTTATTATACGGAATAAGACAAGTCTTGATCTGTAGTGCCAATGATGAACTCCGTCCGGTACTGAATGGTGTCTATTTTGATATCGGTTTAGATTCAATGTCATTTGTCGCAACAGATGGTACCCGTCTAGCAATGATTGAGAATCCATCCGCTTATACGCGCAAGGAACGGGCAGCCTTTATCCTGCCGAGCAAGTTTGCTAAAATCCTTTCTAATATTGTTCCGGAGGATTGCATGGAAGTAGAGATATCAGTAAATCAGACTAATATTTTATTTGAGTTTGATTCATACCGGTTAATCTGCCGTATGATCGAAGGCCGGTACCCTAACTATCGTGTCGTTATCCCTCAAAAACAGCCCAATCGTGCAGTATTAAAGAAAGCCGATATAGTCTCAGCTCTAAAACGTGTATCTGTCTTCTGTGATGAAAGTTCGTCTTTAGTAGTACTCAAGTTCGATTCCGACTCTCTTAAAATAGCAGCTCATGATTTAGATTTTTCCAAGTCTGCAGAAGAAACGATTCCCCTGCAGTCAGGCTGTAATATTGAAATCGGCTTTAGAAGCAGTTTCATAATTGAAATGGTAAATAATATTCCTTCAGAAGATATTGCCATCACCATGAGCGATCCATCGAAAGCCTCAATCTTTACCCGCTGCGATGAAGAAGTTCGTAGCCTTACTTATCTATTAATGCCTTTATCAATTAATTATTAATGCTATGGGAAAAGAGAATCAATCATTTAAACAGGTTATTCAATCATACCTAGAAGAACGAGCAAAGAAAGACTCTCTCTTTGTTGCCTCTTTTGCGAAGCCAAACAAGAATATAGATGAATGTTGTAATTACATTATAGGCGAAGCAAGAAAACGCGGTGGTAATGCTGTATGTATGTCTGATGATGAGGTATTCGGGTTAGCAGTCCATTACTACGATGAAGACAATATCAAGGTAAATAAACAATCAAAATCGAAAGTGGTAGTTCCTAAGCAACCTGAAAAGCAAAAGGAACTAACGTTAACAGTTGAGAAGCCTAAACCGGAACAGGTTGCTCCTAACAAACGTAAAGGGAAGAAAAAAGAAATAACATCAGGACAATTTTTATTATTTGAGGACCTATGAAACCAAAAACAGCATTACAGAGACAGGTTGTAAAGCTGAGTGCTAAGCTTCCTGCTATTACTAAAAATCAGACCGCCTGGGCAATTAAAAAATGCTTTGAGGTGGAAGGGTTCCATAGGGCTAAAAAGATTTGGTGTACTGAGTGCGGAGAAGTCTTTGAGGCTAAAGAATCTTATTTGTCATACTCTTTATTGGGTGCGAATTGTCCTTGTTGTGGAAAGCACCTTAAAGTACAAAGAAGTCGTAAAAGGGTATATTCACCTCAAGCAATGTACTTCACGCTTATAACCACGATCGGAGGATTCCAAGTTTTAAGGCATTTTGTTATTTCCAAGTCCTGCCGCGTAGGCCAACCTGCCGACATGAAGATCCACGAAGCTGTTCAGAATTGGATATCACCCAAAGGTATTGAGGTAATAATGTCCAAATCATCCAGCTATTGCTATGGAGCTTATGATCATTGGTGTTGGAGTTCAGACATGGAAATACGTTCTGATTATGGTATAAAAGACAAATACCACATTTGGGCAAGTCATATCAAAACCATAAGACTACTCCCAAAACTGAAGTATGCTGGAATCGATGAGAATTTTAATGGTATCACTCCCGATATCCTATTCAGGATGTTATTGCGTTATCCGTTTGTTGAGACATTGATAAAGCAAGGCGATAAAGAACTATTGGAATATATGGAAGATAATATAACCCAAGTTGGAAAGTTCTGGCCAGCAATAAAAATAGCCAGACGTCACGGCTTTAAAATTACGAAACGTACCGATCTGAGAATGTATTTTGATTACTTGGAAATGTCCAATACCATCGGAAGAGATATTCGTTCTCCTAAATACGTCTGTCCAAAGAATCTAAAGCAAGCTCACGATGAAGTGATGAAAATAAAACAGAAAATAGATGCTAAGATTGACTTTGAGAAAAAGAGGAAACAAGCAATAAAAGATGAGAAAGAATATCTAAAACAGAAAGGTCGTTTCTTCGGTATAGAATTCGGTGACAATCTTATCCAGATTGGCGTTCTACAAAGCGTTATGGACTTCTTAGAAGAAGGTAAAGAAATGCACCATTGTGTGTTTACCAATAAATACTACAGTAAATCAGAGTCTTTGATTCTAACAGCTCGTATTGGTAATAAGCGCATCGAAACGGTTGAAGTAAATCTGAAAACTTTGAGTGTTGTCCAGTCACGGGGTGTTTGCAATAATAATACTGAGTACCATGAACGCATTATTGGACTCGTAAAAAAGAATATGAACTTAATACGTCAGAAACTGACGGCATAGCATACAATGACCTATATAGATTATATAAACCAATTTTGGAAGATGAATCGAAGTGTAGAATTCAGCCCGAACGAAGTCTTTTTGTACTTCTATCTCTTGAATGAGTGCAATATTCGGGGTTGGCAGAATCCGTTCGAACATCCCAACAAGACTATCGTCCTCGCAACCGGTATATCAGAGAAGACCGTCATTGAAGTTAGGAACAGATTGCAGCAAAAAGGTTTAATAACTTTCGAATCGGGTAAAAAGAATGCAAAATCGCCAGTTTATTACTTACTTGACGAAAGTAAAACGGTAAGTAAAGAGGTAAGTAAAACGGTAAGTAAAAGGGTAAGTAAAACGGTTAACATTAAAGATAAGACTAAAGACAATAAGACAATATCTCCCTTACGCGTGGGAGAGCTGTTTCCGACTGATAGTTTTTTCGACAAGTCTTTGGACGACTGTTATACTGAACTTAAATCGAATCGATCATGGGCGGAAACAGTAACGATGAATACTCGTTCTTCCGGAAACCCTGATTTCACGCTAGAAGCCTTTTACGGGTTTCTGGAGAAGTTCTTTATGAAATTGCAGAATGAAGGAGAAACGGCGAAGTCGCCTAAGGATGCGATGTCTCACTTTGCCCGATGGTTGACATTTGAACTTAAAAACAAGAAAGATGAACGGAGAATTAATAAAAACAGGGATGCAGACAGTACTAAGCCCGTCGCAGATAGTCCAGGTGACAGCAGTAATCCGAAAGGAGTTAACTCCGATACAGAAGGCCTTACAGGCTGGATTGACAGCCTCTCAATTGGTCGCTGAATGGAGTGGAACAATCGCACAATTGAACTGTAATGTCTCATTGTTTGATGTGGCTAATGCAGAGAATATTCCTACTCTAGCTGACGTAAACAGAAGCTTTAGCAATTCGACATCAGTAGAGATTATTACTGAACATTTGAAGTCAGTATTAAGATATGCCGGTGTTGAACTAACCGATGCTCAACTGGCGGAAACAGCCTTATCAATTTTATCTAGTTACTGGTACCTGAACTTAGCCGAGTTATGCATTTTCTTCTCCCAGCTAAAGAATGGCAGCCGAGGACAATTTGTGTGGGGGACGAAAATCAACAATCAAGCTATCATGGTAGCGCTTGCCGATTTTTGCAAAAACAGACGTAGAGAGATTGAGCATAAGGAAAACATCAGGATACGTCAAGACACGGAGAACGGATATTCCCGATCAGAGACATTGTCTAAAGACATCGTTCTAGGTACAAAAGGTATTAAAAACGCTCGAGAAGAAGCAATGCAAAGTTTTGAGGCCTTTCTGAAGTTCTTCCCACATCTACCAGAGGAGTACGATGCAAAAGTTCTATGGAGAGCATGGGGAGGCGACAATGAAGCTCTGCATAAAATCTACGGTGAGAAGATTCCTGCTAAAGATGTGGCCGAAATGGATATAGGAATGTATTTGTGTAATTACAACATTGCCAAGGATAAAGAGTTGGAAAAATAAATGCGGCCGGCGTACCACCACCGACCGCTTTCATAAGCATAAAGCTTTGTATTGCTATTAGGAACAGCAAATATATAAAATCTTTATGCATATGGCAAGTGAAGCAGTAAATAATTACATAACTAAGCGCTACGAGCGATGGCTTGATTACTCTTTGTATCATTGTGGGCTTGCTGGTATTTCAGACGAAGCGACAGATGTCCTAAATGAGGTCATATGTTCGCTCCTTCAGAAGCAAAGCAAGCTACTTGATAAATTACTCGACACAAAGAAAAATGGCTATACAGAGCTTGATTTCTTTGTTTTGAAGATGATAAAGTTGAACGCATCCTCTCCTACTTCACAGTACCGGAGTAGATACAAACCTTTACCAGTGGATGATAATGTAGATTATTCCAGGCTGGACATCGAGGATATTTCAGATGATTCAGAAGATCGGAATGCTGAAATATTAGAGAAGCTGCATTTAGTAAGAGAGACATTTGAAAGCCTGGACCTTGGTACGGTGGCAGCCCGTGTCTTTGAGTTCCATTTCTTTCAAGACGGAAACTTCTCGGAATGGAAAGGCCCGGAAACATTGAAACAGCTATATGAGATATATAACGGAGTACAAGAACTTATAAGAAAGAAAATAAATGGAAATTCATTGTTCTAGTTTGTAATATTATTACTTTTGGTGGAAAAATAACAAAGACATGACTATAGAAGAAAATATGATTCCAATAGAGCCCTATCTTAAGGACTTTAACCAATATCTTGACGCAAACTCAAGATGTATATTATCTGCCAAATTCGGTAATGGAAAAAGCTATTTTATTGGCAAATTCATGGAAGAATATTCTAATGAATATTTATTTATTCCTATATATCCTGTTAATTATCAAGTAATGGATAATAGAGATATATTTGAATTGATAAAAAGAGATATATTAATTAAACTGCTTTCAAGTGATGAGATTAATATCAATGAAATAGAATTGAATACAGCTTCTTTGTTCTATTACTTTTTCACAAATAACCAAGAAGATAGACTTTTGGATATTTTGAGCATTATCCCGGATATAAACATCTATGGAATTGACATTAATATTAGCAATGTGATTAAAAAGCTCAAAAAAGTAAAGGATAAATTTGCAACATATAAAGAACAGTTTAAGTCAGTTGATAAAACATCAGAATTATATATCACCAAATTCGATTCATTAAAAGGATCAATATATGAATTTGACACCATTTCACAATTGATTTGTGATATAATCCGTGAATATAAAAAGCAGCACCCTAGTAAGCAAGTTGTATTAATTATAGAAGACCTTGATAGAATAGACCCAGGGCATATTTTCAGAATCTTAAATGTATTCTCTGCCCATTTTGATAGATATACTCCTGGGCTGGTGGAATTTGATAAAACATGTGGAGATAACAAGTTTTGCTTAGATAAAATAGTCACAGTCTGCGATATTGATAATATCAAGAAGATATATGCCCATGTTTATGGAGATAAGACTGATTTCACAGGTTATATAAGCAAATTCTCAAACAGTAAAGAATATATCTATTCTTTAAAGGACAAATTGAAATGGTATATCACTAATGTTTTATTGGATAAGGATTTGGTGAGATACCCCAAAATCTGTGACATACTATCAGATATGATTATTTCATCGATGGATGAAAAAGATACAGTAAAAAATAATTTACGTATAATAAAGAATCGCATAAGTAATGCTGATAACTTCATTAGAGTAAAGAATATCTATTTAAGTAAAAAATTATCAGGTATATATATTACCTCAAATTCAGATTTTATAAAGTTATTAGCCCTACTAAAAGCATTTGGATTTAACTTCAATCTTTTTGATATAGATCCCGTATTCGACGAATTCATAAAAATAGTTGGTAAATATTGGACATTAGCTACATTTTTTGAGAAAAAAATAATATTTGAGCCATATTATAGCGATATAAAAGTTGCATATTATAGAGAAATGGTATATGGTACTGGTGATTGGCAACAGTATTATTCTATCTCCAAATGCTTAGAGGGTAACCAAGTTTTGGATTTTGATTTGTCACACTGGAGTATAGAATCAGGCGCTGCATCACTAACTTTTAATCAATTAAATAATATAGTAGATTATCTCAATAGAGAAGTTATCATCTAAAACATCTGTTCAATAATAATGGAAACAGCCTAGGAATCTATATTTTAATTGAAATTCCTTGGTCATGGAAGAAAAAGAAAAAATTACAATTGATCCCCGGAACTATCGTATCCATGGGGACGAGAACAAACGGCTTATCCACAAAAGCCTTGTTGAGTGTGGAGCCGGTCGGTCTGTATTAACTGACCGGAACAATGTGTTAATCGCTGGAAACGGCGTCTATGAAGAAGCTCAAAAGCTAGGGCTCAAAGTACGAATTATCGAGTCTGACGGCAAAGAGCTAGTTGTAATAAAGCGTACCGACTTATCTACGGAAGATGAGAAGAGGAAATTGCTGGCTTTAGCGGATAACCATACTTCCGATACTTCTGAATTTGATTTGGATTTGGTGATAGAAAACTTCTCGGCTGATATATTAAACGATTGGGAGTTTTCCGTAGACGATATTGAATTTTCGGCCGATACGTTCAATGCAGATAGTGAAGAGAATAGTAATCTTTATACAAAGAAAATAGTATCTCCTATTTACACACCAACCGGTTGTAAGCCTGCAATTTCAGACCTTTATAATCTAGGGAGATACCAACATCTAATGAAGCAGATAAAGGGATATGATTTGGATGAGCAAGCCAAAGAGTTTCTTCAAATTGCAGCTTCGAGACATATCGTTTTCGATTATGGTAAAATTGCAGAATTTTATTCCCAATCAAACGCTGATATTCAGACTTTAATGGAAGAATCCGCCCTAGTCATTATAGATTTCAACAAAGCTATTGAACTAGGATACGTTTGTTTGAAAAAGGAATTGTCAGACTCTTATTTGGAGGATTATAACGATGATGAGAAATAGTAACTTTGTTGCATTGATACTTACGCATGGTCGTCCTAACAATGTACGAACTGTGAAAACATTACGAAAATGCGGCTATACAGGAGATGTTATCATAGTATTAGACAATGAAGATAAGACAATAAATAAATATCGTGAGATTTACCAAAACACATATGTATTTGACAAGAAAGAAATAGCATCAAGAATAGATGAAGGTGATAATTTCAATGACCGCCGAGCTATTATCTACGCTAGAAATGCATCATTTGAAATAGCGAAGGAGAAAGGATATAGGTATTTTATTGAGCTGGATGATGACTATACAGAATTCTCATATACCTATAACCAATGCGGTGAAATGGAACAAAGAAGTATTTTCAATCTTGACAAAGTGTTTGATATCCTAATTGACTTTAAGAATAAAACAGGTGCTTTGGCAGTTGCTTTGGCTCAGAGAGGGGATTTTGTCGGAGGTAGACATAATAATATAGTCCGCGGTGAATTACTCAAACGAAAGGCAATGAATTCATTTATCTGTGATACGGATATGCCTTTTAAGTTCTTTGGAAAAATTAATGAAGATGTGAACACTTATACCTTACTGGGTAGCAGAGGAAAATTATTTTTTCAGATACCTCATGTCTCACTGAATCAGGTAACAACCCAACAATCAGAAGGTGGAATGACTGATATATATTTGGATAGTGGGACTTATGCAAAATCTTTTTACACGATTATATACGCTCCTTCTTGTACAAAGATACGTCTTATGGGAACTGTATATAGACGTTTACATCATAGCATAAGTTGGAATAATGCCGTTCCTAAAGTAATTCCTGAGAGCTGTAAAAAGTAGTCCTTATTTATATTTTAATTTGAAGTTTATCCAAGTTAAGGCAAGAGTAATCACAATTTGTTAGTTATAGTTAGTTATGACAGAGAAGAAGAATCCGGACGAGAAGAAAAAAAGAGGGCGTAAATCGGAGTACCAAAAAGAGTATGCCGATCAAGCTCTTAAGCTTTGTTTATTGGGTGCAATAGATAAAGAACTCGCCGAGTTCTTCTCTGTTTCTGTACAGACTTTAAACAAATGGAAAAAAGACTATCCCGAATTTCTTGAGTCCCTAAAAAAAGGGAAAAATATTGCGGATGCCAATGTGGCGTACCGTCTCTATAACCGTGCGATTGGCTATAATTGTAAAGCAACGAAGTTTGCTGCGACAGAGGGAAAGATTACCGATTCGAAAGAATACATTGAACACTATCCTCCTGATACAACGGCTGCAATATTTTGGCTAAAGAACCGGCAGCCGGAAAAATGGCGTGACAAGAAAGAAGTTGACGCAAATGTGAATCTTGGTGATGAACTGGAAGGATTGAGTGACGAACAGTTACAGGCTATTATTGATGGTAAAGAAGAAAAGTAAAAGAGAAATATTGATTCGTAAGGCGAAAGCTGCTACCATACTCCGCAAACGAATAGCAAAGAAAGACTTTTGGGCATTCTGTTTGTACTATGATCCGAAGTTTTTCTCTAAACGTCTGTTCCTAAAAAAGGTCGCTGAAGCGTTCATGCGCGTGTACAGTTCGTATTCTGCGGGTATAATCTACCGTCTTGCTGTCAGTATGCCACCACGTGCCGGAAAGTCATATATATCTTCTCTTTTCATCGCTTGGATGTATGGACACTTTCCCGAAGAATCTGTAATGCGTAACTGTTGTTCTGACACGTTATACAACAAGCTCTCTTATGATACCCGCGATATTGTCAAATCAAAACGTTATCGTGAGATATTTACTGAGATTCACCTAAAAGGAGATAAACAGAATGTCAAAGGCTGGAATGTAGAAGGCGCTCGGCAGGTTAGCTACTTCGGTGGCGGTGTCGGCGGTACTGTGATCGGATTCGGTGCATCTATGCTCGCCATGACAGACGACTTGTACAAGAGTCTGGAGGATGCACTATCTGACAATAACAATGAGAAGGTATGGTCATGGAAGCAAGGTACGCACGACTCCCGTATTGAAGGAAGTTGTTGCCTTATTGATATTGGTACTCGCTGGTCCTCTAGTGACGTCCTCGGACGTTTAGAAGAAGCCGGTAAGTACAATGAAATCATCCGAATTGCCGCTCTTGATGAAAATGATGAAACTTTCTGCGCTGATGTACATACAACAGAGTATTACAGGGAACTTCGTTCTGAAACTGATGAAAGTATCTGGATGGCCGAATATATGCAAGAGCCGTTCGAAGCCAAAGGATTGTTATTCCCAAAATCCTCTCTTATGCGCTTCAAGAGTGTTGATATTGCAGGAAAGAAACCTGATGGTGTACTTGGTGCTTGCGATACAGCAGACAAGGGAGATGATGATTTTTGCGCACCATTCGCAAAGGTATTTGGACCGAAGTACTTTATTACGGACGTTCTATTTACCAAAGACCCTGTAGAAGTTACTGAACCACGCCTAGCACAAATGGTTATTGATACAGAGTGCGATCAAATGCGTATAGAGTCAAACAATGGAGGACGTATATTTGCAATTCATGTACGCAGGATGGTAGCAGCTGAAAAGAAGACATGTGCAATACAGGCTCGTCCTACTACCCAGCATAAAGAAACACGTATTATCATGAAAGCTGGCTGGATTAAAAAGTATTGCGCTTTTCTCGATGAATCGGAGTACACCAAAGGATCAGACTACGGTCGTTTCATGAAAGCACTTACCAGCTATAAACGCGAAGGTGATAATGCTCATGACGATGCACCGGATGGTATGACAATTCTCGCTGAGTTTGCCGAATCACTTGGTCTGAAATTAAAAACATCGACTCGTAAAGTGGGTCGTGGATAAATATTGTTTGCCATATATTTTAAGAGAAAAGTATATGCCATCAATTAGTGAGATTTTAGTTCAAGACGACTTTGGAAGGATTGTTAGTGATCTTTGCGTGGACACCATAGAAAATCGTGAGCCACGGGAATATTTAGAAGAGTATAATGGTAAGCGTAACCGTCGCACTACATCCGTTGGTTTCCGTGAACCTAAGACAGTAGCTGTCTATTCTGAAACAGAAGAAGAATTGAATACCCAAACGGGTAAAATGGAGCCTAAACGATTAGAGGATAAAACTGTTCCTGTAGCCAAAATAGTGACCAATATCCCAAAGAAGATTGTTCGCACAGCAGCAGCTTTTTTATTTGGCGGAGATATGACCATCACAGCAGATAATACAGATGATGCAAGCTTGGAGGATTTCAAAAAGATATTTGTCCGCAAACTCAAAATGAAGTCAGTACTTATGAGCTTTGCCCGTAAGGTGTTGTCAGAAACAAAAGCCGCTATCGTATTTTACCCTGTAAACAAAGTTGTAAATGGGAAAAAAGTCCCAGAACTGAAAGCCAAGATACTCTCTTTGCCAAAGGATGATAACGTTACTTATGAGTTCTATCCACATTTTGACGATGATGATGATATGGATGCTTTCATTCATAAGTTCACAACCAAGATTGACTACTCTACCTACGAGTGTGTCAAAATATACACCTCAGACAAAGTTATCACAGCTATAAATAAGGGTGGCCAGTGGGAAATCAAGTCAGATAAGAACCTATTCGGCAAAATCCCTGTAGTATATGCAGAGGTAGATCAACCGGACTGGGAAGATGTCGCTTTACTCATGGATCATTATGAAATGCGGATCTCTAGAATGTCAGATACTAATGACTACTTCGGCGACCCAATGCTAAAATCTTTCGGTTTGTCAAATCTTCCTTCTAAAGATACGGTAGGAAAAGAATTAAACTTTTCTATGGAAGTTGACCCTGATACCGGCACTGCGTATCATGGTGATGCTGAATACCTATCATGGCAACAGTCCATAGATTCACAAAAGGAAGAGATTAGTAATGAACGCCACGAAATATTCTCTGGTGCATCATGTCCTGATTTGTCGTTTGACAATCTTATTGGCATAGGTGACCTATCAGGCGTCTCCCGTGAGTTTATGACCATTGATGCAAAAATTAAGGCTACGGAACAAATGGAAATCTTCGGACCGGTAGTACAACGATGTGTGGCTATTGTACAAGCAGGTATGGCGAATATATCACATATCAAAAATTCCAATGCTATAATGAATAATTATTTTGAGGTGTCTTTCGGCTCTATTCTCCCGAAGAATTTAGCAGAAGACTTACAGAATCTATCAACAGCCGGAGGTGGGAAACCAATCAATAGCCAGGAAACACTTACCGCACGTTCTCCTTATACTCAAAATGTAAAAGAGGAAATTGAGAAAATGAAACAGGAAGAACAAGCAGCTTCAGTCAATAACAATCCGTTAGGACAGATATATCAATGAAAGGGCTAACATTCTACGACAAGCAGCATATACAAAAGGTATTGGCTCAGCAAAGCGAAGTAGCCAATATCTTTAATCGATTTATTCTGTCTATTACCCCATTTCTCCAACAATGGGCAGATCGTAGTAGCGATAATGTATGGTTACGTAATCAAGTTGTCGAAAAATGTGTGGATCGGGAATTGGATAAGTTACAGTCTCTTCTTCTCACGAATCTTACAGCCTTCAACATAAACGCATGGAAGCGCTCTGAAATGAAGAATGAGGATTTTATATCAGAATACATCAAAGGCATGGCTATTGATTCTGTAAGGAAGCAAGGAATGTTTGCTACAAACAAAGACGCACTCTCTCAACTTAGGAAAGGGTTTGATTCACGCGGCAATAATCTGTCTCCAATGGTGTGGAATCTTGCGGATCAGACAAAAATACAACTCGAGTATTATTTACAGACAGGGCTATCTGTTGGTAGAAGTTCTTCACGGATAGGTCAAGATCTTAGGCAAATCCTAAATGAACCGGACAAACGATTTCGCCGGGTAAAGGATAAAGAAGGGAAACTTGTTATGTCCCAACCTATGAAGAACTATCACCCAGGACAAGGTATATATCGTAGTTCAAAGATGAACGCATTACGTCTTACAGCTACATCTACCAATATGTCTTATCGTACCGCTGACTATGAACGTTGGAGCAAACAGGATTTTATACTAGGCATCGAGATACACCGCTCTGCAAATAATCGCGGACCATGCAAAATATGTGATGCAATGGTAGGTAGATACCCGAAAACGTTCAAGTTTACAGGATTTCATCCTTTCTGTATCTGTTTTGCTACTCCGATCACGATGGAACCGGACAGCTTTGCTAATTTCCTGCTAAACGATACAGTTGCGCAAGAACAGGTTATAACAGATATTCCCAAAACAGCAAAGGATTTTGTTGACGAAAATAAAAACAGGGTGCAATCCGCTTTTTGGTATAAGGACAACTTTAGCGAAGAAGGAGATTTGCAAAGAGAGAGAACTCCCCAGCCTACTACACCCGAAGTCATAAAAGTATCAAGAACAAAGCGCATCAAAACCAATGCTGAGAAAAATGATATTCAAAAAAGATGGGATGACCGGTTTGTAAGAAACTTCAATCAGAGCAAGATTGAGCAAAAAATCGGCATAAAGAGAGGTGAAGATATGACCTTCGAAGAAGCAAATGAACTGAGAGGAAACATCGATTATGGAGAAGGAAGAGAATTCAGTGTAAACTGTCAGTCATGCGTAGTTGCTAATGAATTGAGAAGACGTGGATATGATGTAACAGCACTACCTAACCTTAAAAAAGCAGGGAACATTCCTTATGAACTCTCTGGAAAAACTAACTGGGCCTGGATTGATCCGGAAACGATGCAGACACCTGAGAAGAAACAGGCAGGTGGACAATATGTATCTGGACTTGATATTAAAAGCAAGACTCTCGCTCAATTGAATAAAGAATTGAACGAGTTAACCAAAGCAGCCGGTCGCTATCACATTGACTTTATATGGAAAAACGGAAAAGGTGGGCATATTATTACTGTTGATAGGTTAGAAAACGGTTCTATACGTATTTATGATCCACAAATCGGTCGTTTGAGCGATTGGAAAGTTATATCCCAAAAAATAAGTCTTAAGTATGGAGTAAATGTATTGCGTGTAGACAATTTATTAGTAAACACAGATATTATCGATGGAATAGTGAGAAAGTTATAAGAATGAACCTTTATAATCTTGAGGCATAGAAACTACCCCCATTATATCCGGTGATTGTGTATATGGTGCAAGATGTGCAGCATCATCTTTTACAAGAATAAATTGGGGATATCCAATGCAGCATTCCTTGTCTTCTTTCCGGGATGCTGTATATGCCAAATAGCCTTTCCACTCTCCATAATAGGAAACCTGATCGAATCCATTCTGTAGAGCAAGGGTCTTAGCTTTCTCCTTATATTCTTTCTTCTTATCCATATTGCAAATATACTCATTGATTTTGGAATAAAATATATCGGAAGGAAAAAATTACTCCCCTTATATTTTAATAGAAAATCGTTATGACAATCATTGATGCTATTAAGAAAGGCTTGAAAGCCGCTGGTGTAAACGAAAAGTACGCCTCTAAGGTTCAGAAACTTTTCAAAATCGAAAAAGAAGAAGATATTGCTACTTATGTAGCTTTATTCAAAGACAATATTCTTCCTGATCTTGAGGATACATCCGCAGTAGAAAAAGCGAAAAAGGATGCTATCGCTGAATATGAGAAGAATAATGGTCTGAAAGACGGTAAACCAATCAAACCAGCTAAAAAGACCAAGAAAACAACAGAGTCAGAAGAGAATGAAGAAAATGAAGAAGAAGATCTCGAAGGGGTTCCCGCCTCTTTGATGAAACTATTCAAGGCTCAACAAAAGCAAATATCAGAGTTAACCAATAGCGTTACCACCTTAACAGGGAATATTACAACATCCAGCAAACAGGCTTCAGCTAAGGTTCTCTTTGATAACGCAAAATTACCAGAAAAGTGGTTCAAGCGTATCGATGTAAATTCTGAGATATCTGTCGAAGATCAGATTAAGGAATTGGCAGAAGAGTATGCTGAAATTCGCCAATCCGCTGTGACAGATGAAATCGAAAATGGTAACTACACCCCACAATCACAGGTAAAAGACCGTAGTGAAAAAGAGTGGCTGGATATCATGAATAAAGAAGAAGGAACTGGTGAATCCAGTGGTGTCGCTAGTCTTGGTATTGAGTAATAACTAAATTTTATTGTATCATGTATTTAAAAAAAGAAAAAGAATTTCAGTACCATCCCGCCATCATTAAGATGTTGGAGGATGTTGTCGGCGGTGGCACTATTGCCCGTGCTGATTTGAGAAAGGCCCTGTTTGATGGACAACCATTAGATGAATTGCCGCCTTACTGTATCGCAGGACGTGATGAAAACGGTGGTTGGCATGTCATCAAGACAGCTAAAGTGACGGAAGCTGTAGAAGCAGCTGGAAAAGTCATCAAGGTAGCTAAAAATCATCTGTTCGCAGTAGGTGATTTTGTGACTGCCGGTGGAAAATTTGATGGAGCATCCGATAAAATTACCATTATCGACAAGAGTAATGCTGCTTATGACTCTATTACGCTGGCGGCTGCCATTGGTGCAATAGCCAAAGATATGGTATTGGTTACTGTAAAAGCAAAAGCTGATGCCGGTTCTGCCGAGGCTACAGTAGAAACATCTGAGGTGGCGATTACGATGGCTAAAGTTGATCTGACTGTTGCTAATCAATCTTGCGGATTGATGGTAAGAGGTACTATTGAGGAACGAAATATGCCATTCCCTCTCGATGCTGATTTGAAGAAGCTTATGCCTCTCATTCGTTTTGTATAATCTATTAATTCATAAATCATTATGGAAAGAAGCTTAATCAAGCAAATTAACAAGAAAAACATGGCGGCACGTCTCAACTCCCGTCATGTAAAACCGATGTATTACCCGAATTTCTTTGGTGTGAAGAGAGTTACTTCATTGAAATGGGAAACATTGGTTGGTGAAAAAGGCGCTCCGGTTATTGCTGACGTTATTTCTTTCGATGCATCCGCACCGGAGAAAACGCGTGAAGTGATCGGTAAAATGTCTGGTGATATTCCTAAGACCGCTATTAAGCGCTCGATGACTGAAAGTGAATATCAAGAATACAAGCAGTTACAGCGCGATGCCCAGGGAGATGCTGACCAATTGGAACTATTAAATCTCGGTTTTAAAGATACCGATTTTGTGCATAATGGTGTCCGTGGACGTATGGAATGGGCTAGTATGCAATACATGTCACGTGGCGGGACCAACTTGACATCCTCTAATAACAACGGCATCGTAACTACGGAATTTGTCGGCGTGGGTATGCCTGCTGCCAACAAAAAAGTATCTTCCGTAGATTGGGCTACCGCTTCTACTGCTGATGGTCTTCAAGATATTGAAAATGTACTGGCCGATGCATCCAGAGAAGGTGTCTCTCTTCGTTATATTATTATGCTTACTACTGAGTTCTCTTTGCTGAAAAAGCAGAAAGCAACTATTGATAAGATTAAAGGCTGGATCAATCAAACGTCCAAGGTCGTTATCACAAAAAAAGTGATTAATGAATATCTTGCAGAACAAGAAAACCCATGTCAGATTATCACAATCAATCCGGCGCTCCGTATCGAAGATAAGAACCACAAACGTACTACTATCTGTCCGTGGGTTCGCAAACGTATTTGCTTCTTAGAGGATTTGCGTGTAGGTGATATCCAACACGGACCAATTGCAGCAGAAGATTCTGAGAGTCTGAGAAAGAAAGCCTTGATGGTAAAGAAAGATTTTGTTCTGATTACCAAATGGTCAACCGAAGAACCATTTAAAGAATGGACCAAGGGAGAAGCAAACGCATGGCCGGTAGTTAATGATCCGGAAGCGATATACATTCTGAAAGCAGACGGTAAAGCATGGGCTGCCGATGAAGCTACAGAAGGAACAGACAATATCCCTGCTAAATTCTTGGGTCAGGAAGTTGAGAAAGAAAACTTAGAAGCAGAAGACGAAGAGTAAATAGTTATGGCAACAATCAGAGAAACAATACTAGAATATCCATCTATTGAGGATATGGAAGGCTTCTTGGATAAGGTAGTCTTCATTAAGCGGGGCATCAACCCTGAAGCAGAATGTACTACTGAAAGCATGAAGCAGGTCGGTCTTTGTGTCGCTGATATGTATGCCATGATGGTAAACTCACCGGATTTCAGTGAAAATAAGCTTTCTATCACTCATCCCCGTTCTTTCTATATTCAGACTGCAAAGCAGCTGTATATAGAAAACGGGGAACCGGAGAAAGCTGCTAAACTTGGGAAACGAATCATTATCAAAGGAAGAACTGGTAACAGATGGTAAAACGGTATCCACATACGGCAATAGTTACTATTGAGGCTAACGGGCGCTTAGTTGATGGTGAATGGGTTTCTGGGAAACCGGTTGAAATATCTGTCCCCGGACGCTACGACCCGGTAAGCGATGGAAGAATCATTCTCAAACATAATTCGACTGGTGATGAAGCGCAAGTACATGGCTATTTCTACTCCAAAATGCAACCGCCGGCAGACAGTAAGTTTTTGCGTTTGAAAGTTGCATCAAAGGGTATTGATGTACCGGTTATCTGTTGGGAACCTTATCAATCACATTCAATTATCAACGTATGAAAAACGGCATGACTCCCCTATTCACCTTTGATGAAATGGAACGCTGGTTCGACCATTTTCAAAGTAAAGCAGAAGATAAGATGCTTGTTTTCCTGCAAGCGGGTGGGGAGAAGTTTATACAGGTGGCCCGCCAAAGTGGTTCATACAAAGACCAAACAGGCAATCTTCGTTCTTCAGTTGGTTATGTAATAGCCAAAGACGGCGAGGTTGTCAAAGAGAACTTCGTAGAAAGTGATAAAGGGACTGATAAGACAACCGGTAAGTACAAAGGTCGTAGACTTGCAGAAGAAGTCTCACTATCATATACTGGCGGTTATGTGTTGGTTGGTGTTGCAGGAATGGAATATGCGGCAGCCGTGGAAGCTAAAGGGTATGACGTTGTTTCAGGTGCGAACGTTCTATGTGAGAAATATCTAAGGGATACGTTGAAATCAGTTTTTAGCAAGATTTGATTATGGATGAATTTGACGCTGTAGATATAGTTTATAATGCTGTGGCCGCTGCGGGCACCGATGTTATGATTTACAAAGACAAATCGGAAGCAGGCTTGACCAATGAACATATCGTTATCAATCATCTGCAATTGAATGAACTTGACTTTATCAATAAAGTGCCTGTCAACATCAATATCTTCGTACCTTGGAGTGATGAGAATGGTATGTTAAAACGTCAACGAATGAAAGAATTAAAGCGTAAGGTGCGGAAGTCGCTTGATTCAATCAATAGTAGTGACGGTGTATGTAAAGAAGTGACAGTTCTCTGGAGTGTTCCAATGCCGGACCTGAAAGAGAAATTCGCTTGTACAAATATCAGATTAGAAATTTTAATAGATCAATAATTATGTCAGGAGAAGTTAGACCTATTGCTATGGGCGTAGGTGGAATTAAATTTGGAACAGTCGGTGACGGTGTTCCCGGTGCAGATCTCAAAGATTATCCCCTTCCAACCAAAGGAAGTGTTGCATTTAACTTTGCAGATCCCAAAGAAGTTAAGATTGAAGTAGAGGGTAGTGAAGAACCTTTTTATGTTGAACTGGTGAAAGATACGACAGATTATGTCGAGTTCTCCATCCCTACTCCATCAAATGAGGTTCTTAAAGAACTGGCAGGCGGTGAAGTGGATACAACAGGAGGAAAAAATATCTGGAAAAAGCCTCTTAGTACTCCTTCTATCTCTAAAACGTTCCAATGTGAAACATTACCTAAAGATGGTAAGAAGGTCGTTTACACCATCGTGAATGGTAAGATTGCCTCAAAGATTTCACAGGCTCCCGGATCAGAGCAAGCAGAGTTGTTGCTTGTTCGTGTATATATGCAAGCTGCTGTTACCGCAGACGGTAAGAGACAGACCGCTTTCATGCGCGAAGTAGTTACTATTGCCGGAGGCGGAGAAACTCCAGCGAATGCTGCGAATGTCGAAGGTGGAGAAGCTGCTCCAAGTGGTGCGAAAAAATAAATAACGGTTCTGTATAGCTCAGTTGGTTAGAGCACTACATTGATTATGTAGAGACCGGCGGTTCGATTCCGCCTACAGAAACAAACTATTGAAGGATGGAGCTGAAAGTATTGAAGGTTAGTTGCAAATAACCGGAAGTATTGCCCGGAAGTACAACGGGCTAGGCTCCTTGATGAAATTATGAGTATAAAGAATTTATTTCAGCAAGAGTCTGAATCTGTTACGGATCAGGCTGTCAAAATTCCATTCGAATTTACTAACCGGGATTCTATTCCTAAAGGAAAGGACCCCGGCAACTGCATAGTTATAAAACCTGTCACCGTCCGGACATGGTTTCGGATACGCCCTTTCCTTCTTGAAGTCGAGAAAGAAGATCTTGAAAAGATGATTGTGAAGGACGGAGAACTCAATGCAGACTTTCCGGAACTGATGAATAAATACGGAGGATTGCTTTTTGACATCGTCTGCCTCGGGATTCACAATAAGCCTAGTGATCCTCCGGAATGGTTCAAGAACGCTCTCGCAGACAATACGACATGGGAGGATATACGGATCCTGTTTAATGCAATTATATATCGCATAGGGTATCACCCTTTTTGCACCTCTATCACGATGCTTCGGAACGTGAGCCCGCTACGAGAGACGGAGATAATAGCCGCTCAGAAGAATTTGCAAAGTTGGAAGGATGCAACCAAAGCAGATTCCTAGTGATTGTAAAAGAAGCTCTAGGATTAACGTTTAACCAGACGTTGGATAGTAGCTATGGATTGATAGAGACATTACTGCAGGAGTACTCATTTGTAATGAGAGAGCGTAATAAGATTACTGATGAAGACGGTAAAGTTGAAGGTAGAGATTATGAATGGGTAGAACTACCCTCTTTTGATGATCCTAGTAAGACGATCAGGATAAAGAAGTATAACGATATAGCCGGTAAGGTCAAGGGTTAAGGTAATTTGCTGTTGTGTTTATATATTAGGTTAACTGTTTTTTTATTAAATTGGTTTAGAGTATTGTGGTCCCTTGTATCTGTGAAGATATAGGGGATTTTTTAATATCCCCTTTTTATCTCAGCATCTACGCTATCCATCATCTTTGTTATTTCGACATTATCCCTTTCCAAATTTTGGATAATACGGGATTGGTAAGTGATCATCCCTTCAATTCTTCCTTTTTTGAGTCCGAGGCTTAGGCCTCTTTGAAAAGCTTCCTGTAGTTCTTTCTTCCGGAGAACGCTATTCACTCCGTTTTTTCGTTCATTTTCCTTGGTCATGGTGCTAATGAATGTTTGGTTTATATATTATAAGAAAAGGCTATCTTTTCCCTATTCTTTCCGACCAAGGAACATAATCTTTCATTTACACTAGGGATTATGTAGCAAAGGGAATTGATAGCCTATATTGTGATATAGTAGGCTTGTCAACTCCCCTAGAGTAAATCAAAAAATTGTTCCTTGGTCTTAGAACACTGCAAAGATGCTTATTCTTCTCGAAATAGCCAAATTTTAGCTTCTCTTTATATTTTAAGAATAAATGCTATGGGTATTCAAAATAAAGACGGAGCGTTATATTTTGCGACAGGAATAGACAACTCGGGGTTATATTCCGGGCGCCGAGAAGCAATAGGAATTATCAAGGCGATGGCCGGTGAGATCACTTCTTTTGATGTATTCGGTGGGATTGGTATAAGTGCGGGCATTGCATTTGCCCAGGCCGCCAAAGGTGCATACGACTTTGAAAAGCAGTTCCAACAAAGTATGAAAGAAGTTGCTACCCTTTCAAGCGGAATAAAGGGCAGTCTAACCGATTATATGAATCAAGTCGTAGAACTGACCCGAGAGGTGCCGGTACTTGCGAATGATGCGGCTAAAGCATTGTATCAAATTGTATCTGCCGGCCATGACGGCGCTGATGGTATGAAAATTTTAGAAGTATCCGCTAAAGCTGCCATCGGTGGAGTTACCGATACAGCAACGGCGGCAGACGGTATCACTACCCTATTGAATGCCTATAAGCTTGATGTTTCAGAAGCTGAGAAAATATCAGATCAACTATTTACTACCGTCCGGCTTGGTAAGACCTCATTTGGAGAGTTAGGCAAGAGTATTGCGCAAGTTGCGCCTGTTGCTGCCGCCTATGGTGTGGAAGTAGATCAGGTCTTAGCCGCTGTTGCTACCCTAACCAAACAAGGTACGCCTACAGCGCAAGCAATGACTCAAATACGTGCTTCCATTATTGCAGTATCCAAGGTGCTCGGTGATGGCGCATTTGATAACAGGACCTATCAAGAGGCGCTAGCAGAAGTTGCTAGACAGGCAGGAGGCTCGGAAGCAGAACTTCGTAGATTAGTTCCAGAAATCGAGGCGGTCAATGCAGTTCTTGGATTGACAGGAATTAACGTCAAAGAGGCTGCCGGACATTTGGAAGAAATGCAAAATGCCACAGGCGCAGCAGAAACAGCTTTTAAAGAAATGGCTTCTTCTGCTGATAATCAAATGAAGCTACTGGGGAATAACATAACGGCCGCCCTTCGCCCGTTAGGACAGGAAATCTTAAAAGAAATATCTGCCGCAGCACAATCTATGAACGAAGCCTTTAAAGATGGCAGTGTTCAAGAGGCATTGAAAGATATAGGTGCCTTAATAGTCGTCGTTACGACTGCCCTTGCAGGATACAAAGGAAGTATTTTGGCTGTAAGTACCGCTAAACAAGTACATGCAACAGTTACAGCTATTGTTAACAAGCAGCGGACTATTGAAGCGGCTAACTTGGTATTGACTAAAGGCACGTATGCCGTTGAAGCTGCAATGATTGCCAAAAACACATCTGCACGTGTTTTATTGACAAAAGCTCTCAAGGCCCAAACGATTGCACAATTAAAAAATGCAGCAGCGATGCTAACCAACCCTTATGTGCTGGCTGCCGCTGCATTTGCAACGCTCGGTTACGCAATATACCATGTGGTAACGGTTGAGACAGAAGCTGAAAAAGTACAGAGAAAATATAATGAAGCATGCAAAGCATATACCGAACAAGCTGATAATTTGAAAAAAAGTGCTACAGATTTACTTTCAACGATACGCGATGAGACTTCTGCAAATTATGAGAAAGTTATAGCATATAATAAGCTTCAAAGCATTATGCCAAATATTTTTAAGAATATGGATATTGAAAAACTTAAATTGATGGATATCCTTTCTTTAAATAAGATGATCGCAGAAGAAGTTCAGAGACGTGCACGAATTGGAGCACAAACCAAATTGATTATGACTCAACGTAATTATGACTCAATTCAGTCTTTAATTGCTGAAGATTCAAAACGTGGAACTTATTCCGGACAATATGACATACAACTTGGCAGGGCTAAAATAGAAGTTGATGCAGCTCAAAAGGTTGTAGATAATATTGCAAAGATTCAAAAACAAGCGAAAGAAGAAGATAAAAAAGAAAATAAAAAGGCGGAGATTCAAAATAAAGCCTTTTGGACCAAGCAAAAAGATGATGCAACGAAAGCACTAGATTCAATAGCTTCGGCTCAAAAGAAATTGATGGATGCTGGAAATTTCAAAGGGATTGATGCTACTGTCATTACTGCTTACAAAGAAAATATCAAAAAACTAAAAGAAGCAGAGAAAGAATTAAAAGTTTATGATTCATTTTCCAAACAGGATGATAAGGCACAAAAATTACGTGAAGAACAAGAAAAATATAAACTCCTGTTAGAGAAACAAAAGTTTGAACAGGAACGAATAAAAGAAGATTCAGCAAATGAACTTGAGCAGATTGAAATCAATAAACTTAAAGAAAGCAGTGAAAAGGTTCTAAGGCAAAGAGCACTCAATCATCGGCTAGAATTACAGGCTATTAAGCGCGAAATCGAGGATAAGAAACGGAAAGTAATAGAAGATGCACAAGCTGCTTTTGAAATCAATCCTCAAAATAAAAAGAAGGTTTTTAATGCAGATGTTTTCATCAATTCAGAATCTACGAAAAAACTGTTTGCTTCATTCGATAATATAGCAAAAGAAGCTACAATCGCTACCAATACAAAGTTTGATCGCGGAGACGATTTATCTGACCTGTTGAATCAGTATCAGGATTATACAGACCAACGTCTTGCGATTGAACGAAAATTCAATGAAGATATTGCCATCTTGCAGGAACAACGAAAACAAGCAGTAAAGAATGGAGATACAGATCAAGTAGAACAGATTGATCGTTCCATCACCCAAGCTACAAAAGATAAGGGTATGGAACTTATGAATATGGACTATAATAAGCTGAAAGAATCTCCGGAATACGTTCGTGCCTTTGAGAATTTGAAAGAAACATCTTCTGAAACTCTTAATTCTCTTCTTTCTCAACTAGAGAATGCAAAAGGGACAGCAGCTAAGGTATTATCTCCGGACCAACTTCGTGAATATACTAGCACTATTCAATCAATCATGGATGAACTGGATTCACGTAATCCGTTTCAATCATTATCTGACAAGAAGAAGGAACTGGCAGAAGCGGAGGAAGAACTAGCTAAAGCGCAAATTGAGTTAGAGAATGCCCGGACCCAGGCGGAAGCAGTGAAAGGCGGTGCTATGATTGAGAACGGTGTCAAGTCTTCTAAGTATAATCCCAAGACCGGAAAGATCGATTCAACTAAAGCTTATCTAACCGAGGCGCAGGCGTTGGATAAGGTGAAGGAGAAAACGGATAACTACAATGAAGCAAAAGACAAAACGACGAAAGCCAGTGCAAAGGTACAAGCTGCTGAAAGGAAAGTGGCAAGCGTTATCGGAGAACTCGGTGACGCTTTAAAAGATCTAGGTTCAGCTATCGGCGGACAAGCCGGTGAAATTATAAGTATCATTGGCAATATCGGCACCTTCGCCATGACAGCGATGAATGGCGTAGAAACGGCATCAACAACGGCATCAACTGCAATCAAAGCGGTTGAAAAAGCATCTGTCATTCTCGCCATCATCGGTGCAGCTATGCAGATAGCAATGAAAATCTTCGACCTGTTCGGCAAAGACGACACAACAGAAAAGTATGAGAAAGCCAAAGAAGCTTATGAATCTTATATCAACATTCTTGATAGAGTGATAGAAAAGCAACTGGAATTGGCTGAAACTCTTACAGGAGATAATGCGAATGCTGCTTATGATAAGGCCCTTGAAATGATAAGGCTACAGAATGAGAATGCACGTGTTTTAGGTAAACAATACTTGAACTCTGGTGCATCCGGCAAATCACATTCAAAGGGATATACTGAAGTGGAAGATATGTCCATGGAGGGGTGGAAGCAAGCGGCAGATACGCTAGGTATGAGCGTCGATGAATTTAAAGACAAAATGGGCGGACGCATGGCCGGTCTGTTTGATTTGACAGATGAACAACTTGCAAAACTTCAAGAAAATGCTGGGATCTTCTGGTCACAACTTGACTCTGACACTCAAAAATTCGCGGATCAGATAGTGGATGGTGTTACCCAGGTTGCAGAGGTTGTCGAGCAGAAGATCACCGATGCTACTCTCATTGATATAGACGGACTTCGTTCAGACTTTCAGGATCTGCTTACAGATATGGATGCCGATAGTGCTGATTTCGCAGATAACTTTGAAGAATACATGAGAAATGCTATTCTAAACTCAATGCTCAAAGAGGACTATATGAGCCGACTAACAGCTTGGAGAGAGAAGTTTTACAAAGCTATGGATGATGGAGTAACCGAAGAAGAATATAATGCTTTAAAAGCTGAAGGCCAACAGATTTCCGATGACATGAAAGCCAAACGGGATGCGTTGGCAGAAATGTATGGATGGAACAAAGACGATGAACGTGAAGCTTCAAAGAAAGGTTTTGCTTCCATGTCACAAGACTCTGCTGATAAACTGGATGGTAGTTTCGCTGTTATGACTTCTCACACATACTCAATAAACGAAGGAGTCAAGCAAATACAATTGAGTACAGATAAGATCATAGAGAAGCTTGTATACTTATCCAGCATGGACAAAAATATAGGTGAAATGATGAAACATAGCGATCTTGTCATTACTTACCTGTCAGACATAAGTAGTCATACGGCACGCCTTGAAGCTATTGAAAAGGCTATAGAATCTATCAGAATGGGGATTGACACATTGAACACTAAAGGCATAACACTGAAGCGATGACAGGACAATTTTACTTAGACGGAATAGATGCATATACCAGTTTAGGGATATGCGTTACAAAGGGAAGCTACAATAATCTTGTAGCCTTCCCTGCTATCAAAGAACCGGAAAAAAACGACTGGCCGGAAGAAGATGGGCAAGAATTTGACCTTTCTAATATTGCCCTAAACACAAGTGATATAAGCATTGAATTTGCATATATGGGCAGTATGGGTATTGGCGGACTAATTGATAAGCTCTCGGACCTGAGCTATCATGAATTTCGTTTTCCACTCATTGACAGAACATATACCCTACGTTTGTCTTCTCAAAACAGTTATGTAATCAATACGGGCCTTGAAATTTCTAAGTTCACTCTTACAAATGACTTTCTCCGTGAAGCCAACTATGAGTATCAAGAACCTATTAACGATAGTGACCTCCCATTTCCAAAGGGCTATGAGCTTGACGGTAAAGATCTGACCGACTATGGTGTAGTAGTATTGAAAGGCAGTACAGCAGAGATACTGAAAACTCCTGCGGTAAAGAAGAACCTGCTGCAAAATTTCAAGTACCAGGACGGAGCCATCTACGACGGGAATGCCGTAAAGTTTCAAACTAAAGATGTAGCTATAAAATGCGCAATGCGAGCTAAGACGATCGAAACATTCTGGCGCAATCGTGATGCTCTACTTCATGACTTGACAAAGCTACATTTAAAGACAGATGATGAAGGATATGAGTATTCCGATGCGGAACGTATATTTTATTGTGACGAGTGGAGTGAAAGCTATCCCTGCTATTATAAGAACTGTCAGACAAACAGTTTTACTCTGAATAACGGTGTATGGTGGGAATTTACCTTGAAGCTCGTATTTACCAGTTTCCGGATTGGAGAAACGGAGTTCTTACTTGCATCCGAAGCTGGTGAGTTTATCATAACAGAGGACGGAGAATTTTATATAGACTTAAATTGAAGAGACTATGAATGAAAAAGAAATAAATGGAATCGTAATTAAAGGAGAGTATCATGAGGCGATACAATGGGACCTGGAAGGATTCAAATGTCACAAATGTTCCCTTTATGAAATTTGTGATTGTATAGCAACTTGTACATTATCAGATATGTCTCTTTGTGAGCATATTACTGATAATAAATTGTCTGTGTTTGTCAATCGCGGAAAAGTAAAAATAGAAAAAGTATAGAAGCCATGCCATTAAAAAAGAAAAGAATATCAGAGTTGAACGAAGCCAGCGACATGAAAGGCTTCTACACCATCGGCTATCGAATTGTCAGCGGTGTTAAGACCAGCCTTAAATTCGGGCTAGAGAAGATGCAGACAGCCTTAGATAATATGCTCAAAGCTACGAGCGATGCCAAAACCGCTACTACCGATATGCGGCAATTAGAAGCTGCCGTTGAAGAGAATGAATCAACTCGTGAAACTGCTGAGTCTCGTCGTAACGCTTCCGAGCAATCAAGGCAGACAGCTGAAACGGGACGCTCAAGAGAAGAACAGGCCCGGGAAGCTGCTGAATCAGTGCGTATCACTAATGAGAATGCTCGCAAAACGGCTGAAACTGGACGTTCCTCTGCTGAAAGTAATCGTGTAACCGCAGAAGGTAAGCGAGTAACAGCCGAAGGTACACGCGAATCTAATGAGCAAACGAGAAAGAATGCTGAGACTGCCAGAGGCACGGCAGAATCCGAACGCGTATCTGCCGAAACAGCTCGTAAGTCTGCCGAGTCTGCTAGAGTTACCGCAGAAGGAAAACGGGTAACAGTCGAAGAAGCACGTGTCTCAGCTGAAACAGCTCGTTCCTCTGCTGAGAATGCAAGAATACAGAATGAGGATGCCCGTAAAACGGCTGAGACCGCTCGCGCGACCGCAGAAGGAAAGCGTGTTACGGCTGAAACCAGTCGTGTGGACACAGAAAATAAACGTGTCTCTGATGAACAAACACGCAAAAGCAATGAAGAAACTCGTAAAACAGCCGAAAGCGGGCGTTCCTCTGCTGAATCGGAACGTGTGAAGGAAGAAGATAAGCGCAAAACGGCTGAAACGACTCGTTCTACTGCTGAATTAGACCGTGTAACAGCAGAAGAAAAACGGAAAGAAGCTGAAGTCACAAGGGAAACGAATGAAACTTCTCGTGTGGCAGCCGAGACCGCCAGGGGCACGGCAGAATCCGAACGCGTATCTGCCGAAACCGCTCGTAAGTCTACGGAAGCAGACCGGGCGTCGGAGGAAAACAAAAGAAAGGCTGCTGAAACTTCCCGGACCACTGCTGAAAATACAAGAAAGCAGAATGAAGAGGCCCGAAAATCTGCTGAAACTCTTCGCGGATCAAACGAGACAAAACGCGTGAATGCTGAAACAGAGCGTGTAGAAGCAGAGTCTCAACGTAAGTCTGAGTATGCCGGTATTGTGCAAGAAATGGCATCTGCTACGGAAGATGCTACTGCTCAACTAGATACTGTAAAGAAGGCCACTGACGATGCGAATGCTGCAAAGAATGCGTCTGTAACACAAACAGAGCTAGCAAAAAAAGCTACGGATGCGGCTAATACTGCTGCTGGTAGTGTCAATGCAGCAAAAGAAGCTGCTACTACTGCGGCGGCAGGCGCCAATGCTACTAAAACAGCTTCAGAAGCCCAAACAGCTCTGGCAAAGAAAGCAACGGATGATGCAAACGCAGCTAAAAATGCATCTGTAACACAGACTGGTTTAGCGAAAAAAGCAACGGATGATGCCAATGCAGCAGCATTGGCCGCTAACAATGCAGTATCCGGTGTTGACGCTAAAGTGCAAGCAGCTATCGACAAATTGGTAGCCGGTGCTCCGGACGCTCTTGATACATTGATTGAGTTAGCGAACGCACTTAATAATGATCCGAACTTTGCAGCAACTATGGCAACAGAGTTAGGGAAAAAGCTCAATATAACTGATATCGTTAATAATCTGACGACCGGGGGGACTAGTAAGGTTCTTTCTGCTGAACAGGGTAAGGCATTGAAAGCTGCTCTAGATGCACATAATCACGATACAGTATATGAGAAGATTATTACTAAACTAACTGCCTTCAATAAGAATTTCGGTACGGCTGCCGGAACCGTGTGCGAAGGTAACGATGCCCGCTTAAGTAATGCAAGAGCTCCGTTATCTCATACACATAAGAAAGCAGATATTAGCGACTTCCCAACTTCAATGCCGGCGAGTGACGTGCCCGCATGGGCAAAGGCTGCCAATAAACCGAGTTACACCGCAAACGAAGTCGGGGCCTCTCCTACTAATCATAACCATACTGGAACTTATGAACCCGCATTCACTAAGAACACAGCCTTTAATAAGAACTTTGGTAGTGCTACCGGGACTGTATGCGAAGGTAACGATGCTCGTTTAAGTGATGCTCGTACACCGAAAGCACATACTCACAAGAAATCTGAGATCAGTGATTTTCCTACTTCGATGCCGGCAAGCGATGTGCCAGATTGGGCGAAAGCATCTAACAAACCTTCATATACAGCGAGCGAAGTTGGCGCTTCTTCTTCAAATCACAATCATGCGGGTACTTATGAGCCTGCATTTACTAAAAAAACGGCTTTTAATAAAGATTTTGGTACGGCTGCCGGATCTGTATGCGAAGGTAATGATGCCCGCTTAAGTAATGCAAGAACTCCGTTAGCTCATACACACAAGAAAGTAGATATTAGCGACTTCCCAACTTCAATGCCGGCAAGCGACGTGCCCGCATGGGCAAAGACTGCCAATAAACCGAGTTACACCGCAAGCGAAGTCGGGGCCTCTCCTTCTAATCATAACCACGATGCAGATTATCAACCCCTCGGTGATTATGCTGACGCATCACATACTCATGATGCTGCTGATATTACACCTGATTCAACACATAGATTTGTTTCTGACTCTGAAAAAAGCACATGGAACAGTAAGGCTGCAGGGAATCACAACCATTCCGGAGTATATCAGCCTGCTGGCAACTATGCTTCTTCATCACATAATCATGCAGCTAGTGATGTGACTCCTGATTCAACACATAGGTTCGTAACAGATTCGGAAAAATCTACTTGGAATAGTAAAGCAGCCGGCAACCACAATCATGACTCTGCTTATCAGCCTAAAGGCAGTTATGCTCCTTCATCACATAGCCATGTTGCTACTGAAGTGACTCCGGATGCTACTCACCGTTTTGTTTCTGATACGGAAAAAAGTACATGGAATGGTAAAGCTGAAAAGGATCATAATCATGACTCAACTTATCAGCCTAAGGGAAGTTATGCTGCCGCGTCACATTCACATTCTGCTTCAGACATAACAGAAGTGACAAATAAGAAGTTTATGACGGATGAGGAAAAGAGTGTACTAAGTTCTCTTGGTACTACGTACGCAAAATCTGACTTTTCAAATGTTGGAACTAAGTCACTTGGGCAAAACGGTTATTATAAGTTTCCTGACGGCCTGCTTATTCAATGGGGAAAAAAGACGAGTGGAACTTACTCTGGAACAATATATTTCCCCTCTTCATTCTATGACACAAATTATTCTCTGCACTTGACTTGTAATAATGGAAATACAGGTAACGATTCATCGTGGATAGCTAACTATACTTCTGTTTCTTCGTCCTCTTTTGGTTATAATAACAAGTATCAGCAAGCTGCCAATGCAGGTTCTAATACAGCCTCTTTCTATTGGTTCGCTATTGGTCGTTGGAAGTAACCTTATTTCCAACGACCAATAGCAAACCAATAGAATGCAATACTAAATCCTCCAGCATCAGTATCAACATTTTGATAAACGGAATCCATTACAAAATAAGATGCATATTTATTAAAGACATCAAAAGAATATATGTAATTACTATGTACTTTTCTGGTTCCAGTTAATAGAATAGTGTAATTACTATCATAAAAGGTCGTATTAAGATACACGGTTTTACCTATCCCGGAAGTACTTGAGTACCCCCATTGAATAAGGAGGCCATCATCATATTTACGATAACCGTTTTGTCCAAGTGATTTGACTCCGATATTAGAGAAATCTTTCAAAGCATACGTAGTTCCAAGAGAACTAATTTTATATAAACAATAACTAAATGAATGTATTATGAAATACTGGAAACAAGGATTTTACGATGAACCAATTGAAGGTTCGGTAGAAATTGAGGACGACTATTACGATGATTTGCTGGAAGGTCAGTCTGAAGGAAAAGAAATTTACGAAGGTGATAATGGTATTCCCATTTTGGTAGAACATGAGTATTCCATTGATGAAACAAAAGAAATGAAGGTAAATCGTATCTTGCTGTATGACAAGTCAAAGGCGGTTAATTCGTTTACTTTGAGTGGGAAAGAAATGTGGCTTGATAAGGATACTCGAGTTGGTTTGAAGAACTCTATTTTAATAGAACAAGACATGGGAAGGACCGAAACAGTGTTGTGGTTCGATGGTGTGAAGTATACTATTCCTATTCTTAACGCATTAGCAATGTTAAATTCTCTAGAATTATATGCCCTCGACTGCTATAATGTGACACAGCTGCATCTTGCAGCTATAAAAAAGATGTATATCGTGTCGCAGATTGAAGAGTATGATTACACAGTCGGTTATCCGGAAAAACTATTATTTGAATAGCATTAAAAACACATACCTGATTATATTTTAGATTATAATTCTAATCAGACAATATGATAATTCTATATAATGGTAGCAAGGAAATAAAGCTCGATGTAAAGGACGAAAGTTACTCTTACGAAGCGATCATGGCGGAAGATACACTTAATTTGTATTTTTCCTATCCGGGATACTTAGAAATACCGGTCGGAACTTGGTGCGACTTCTACGGAAAACGTTATTCTCTCAAAAAAGATAGTAACTTCAAAAAGAAAGGTGAGCGCAACTTTGAATATACGCTTATACTTGAAACGGCAAAAGCGGATGCTATGATGTGGAAAGTTCGTCATATTGCAGATAATAGTATCAAATTCGCATATACAGCTAAAGCACATGAACACCTGCGACTACTCGTTGAGAACCTAAATCGTCGCGATATTGGTTGGAAAATAGGTGACTGCATCGAAGGAACGGATAAAGTCATCAACTATAATCACACATATATTCTTGATGCCCTTAATCAACTTGCAGATACGTATGAAACTGAATGGCAGATAACTGACAAAACAGTTCATCTTCGTAAGGTTGAATATAACAAGAATAATCCTTTGAAACTGTCGTATGGTAAAGGACACGGTTTCAAGGTCGGGGTTGGCCGGGAATCCGGAGATATACCGCCCGAAATTGTCCTCGTAGAAACTTCTGATCGAAATATCAATTACTCGACATACGGAGCTAAATATCTATTACTTCCAAAGGCTAAGACTCTTGTTTATGAAGGCAGGACGTACATAACAGATGCGGATGGAATCAGCGTCATGCGTGCTGATAAAAGCCTAGTTACAGGTAAAGAGGATAGTCTAGACTGCACTGCAATCTATCCTTCTCGCGTTGGTACTGTTAGCTCTGTTATTGAGGTTAATAAGGAGAATAACTTCTATGATTTTGTAGATAGCGATATACCTAACGATCTTGATTTTAAGAAATGTTTGATAGCCGGAGAAACTATGACCGTTATCTTCCAAACAGGTATACTGACAGGCAAAGAGTTTGAAGTCAAGTATATCCATGAGCCCATTCTTAAAGAGGATGGAGAAATAGAGAAAGCAGGTAGACGTTTTGAAATAGTTCCACAGGAAATCGACGGTATCACTATGCCGGAACCTGATGTCTGGCATCCTAAGACTGGCGATACCTACGCAGTATTTGGTATCCAGCTACCGTACTCATATATCTGTAATGATGAAGAGCAGACAGGCGCTAGCTGGGAAGTGTTTAAGGAAGCTGCTAAATACCTCTTTGAGCATGAAGATAAATCATTCGTATTTACCGGGACATTGGACGGTATCTGGGCAAAGAAGCGTTGGTTAGAAATAGGCGGCAAGATTGTGCTGGGTGGTTATGTAAACTTCTCCGATACCCAGTTTCATCCAAAAGGTTCACTTATTCGCATGATAGGAATTAAACGTTATGTGAACAACCCTTATTCTCCGGAAATAGAATTATCAAATGATCCAGTTGGTACTTCCGTAACCAGCGAATTAGATAAGATCGAGACAAATGAAGTAGACGTAGATATCAAGTATAAAGATTCTTTGCGATTTACCAAACGCCGTTTTCGTGATGCAAAAGAAACTATGTCCATGCTTGAAGATGCTTTATTGAACTTCTCCGGTTCAATAAATCCCATCACTATACAGACGATGCAGTTACTCGTAGGTGATGAAAGTTTGCAGTTCCGCTTTGTCAGATCAAAAGCAGTCCCGGTACAAGTATCGCATAACATTACTTACAATATCAGTACTAAAGTTCTACATTCGCCTGCCGGCATTATCCAACATATGACGCTAGGGATAAAAACTGTGTCGTCTGAACACAAAGCTAGCGAATACAAATTTTGGGATATGGCTGAATATAATTCTCCGGCGCTCATTGCCCCAGAGAAGAAATATTATCTGTATGCTGTATGCAGCAAGGAGAATCAGACCGGCACATTCCTTCTCAGTGAAACAGCTATCAAAATAGAACAGATAGCAGGATATTATCACTTACTAACTGGTATCCTAAACAGTGAGTATGAAGGTGAACGCAGCTTCGTTGAGTTGTATGGATTCACTGAAATTCTGCCGGGCCGCGTAACAACTGAACGAATCATCTCACCGGACGGAAAGACATACTTCGACCTGGTTAAAGGAGAAATAGGTGGAAATATCCAAATTAAAGCAGGCTCCTCCGGATTAGAGAATTTGGAAGAATGGCTTGAAGTAAGCGATCTGATCGATTCTATTCAGAAGTCTGCAGCTGATGCAAACGATGCTGTGGGAGGTCTGCATGACTATATCGACGGTGCATTTGCTGACGGCATTATCACTGAGGCGGAAGCTAAAGCTATCGAAAAGTATATCAACACAGTAAACAATGCGAAAGCAGCTGTAGAAGCGACATACAATAAACTGTATGTAAATCCTTATCTCTCAGGAACGGCCAAAACCGGGTTGCTCAATGCAAAGGTTACGCTGATGGGAAGCATTGAGAACCTTATCAAATCTATCAATACCGCCATTGCCGACGGGCAGACAACCGTAGCAGAAAAGAAAGACGTTGATGATAAGTATGTCCTGTTTAATTCTGCGTATGCCGACTTCACCGCTGCCGTAGAAACAGCAAATAAAGCGATACACGATGCCTTGAAAGGTTATTCAGAAGAAGCACTAAGAGAGGCCACTGCTGCTATGGAAGCAGCCAATGCGGCAGCCAAGAGTGCTAGCGAAGCAAACAATGCAGTATCCAATCTAAATAATTATGTAGATGGTGCATTTGCTGACGGTGTAATATCCGAGGCGGAAGCTAGTGCTATCGAAAAGTACATCAACACAGTTAACAATGCAAAAGCAGCTGTAGAAGCGACATACAACAAGCTGTATGTAAATACATACTTAACCGGAGTCGCAAAAACAAACCTGCTTAATGCAAAGGTTACGCTGATGGGCTCCATAGAAAGATTGATAAATGCAATAAATACCGCCATTGCAGACAAGCTTACTACTCCAGACGAAAAACAGGCTGTTGATACACAGTTTGCAAGCTTCAACAATGCTTATGCTGACTTTAATACTGCTGTCGAAGAAGCTAATAAGTCCATACAAGACAAGTTAAAGTCTTTCGCCGATGATGCTATGAAAAAAGCACTGGAAGCGTTACAGGATGCGGCAGATGCGACAAAAGCCGCTGAAAAAGTAAACGGTGATGTTAGTGATTTACATGAATATGTAGACGGTGCGTTTGCCGACGGTATTATATCAGAAGCAGAAGCTAAAGCTATTGAGAAATATATCAATACAGTCAAGAACACGAAAGCCTCTGTAGAAGCTACATATAATAAGCTATATGTAAATACATACTTGGTTGGTGTTGCTAAGACTAACCTACTCAATGCTAAAATCTCTCTCTTTGGGGCTATCGACAATCTCCTCGCAGCAATCAACGTTGCTATTGCTGACGGGCAGACCACTACTGCGGAGAAAAAAAACGTTGATGATAAATTCGCTCTCTTTAACTCAACTTTAGCCAGTTTCAATACAGCCGTCGAAGCAGCTAATCAATCAATACAGGATGCGCTCAAACAGTTCGCCGACGATAACAAGGCAGAATTAGATATACTGAGCGATAGAATATCTGCACAAGTAACACGTGTAGATAGCATTACACAACGTATTGATACAGCCGGATGGATTACCACGGCAGACGGTAACAAGATATACGCTTCTAAGGAGCTGGAAAATGGTAATACGCTTATATCTTATATCAACCAGGCGGGCGGAGCAACAACAATCCATTCATCTAAGATCAATCTGGAAGGTGCTATTACTATTACTGCGCTTCATAGTGATCTGCAGACAGTGATTAATTCTAAAGTAGACAGAGACGGTTTAGGCGGATTGGCTTTTAAAGATGCCGTTGAAGCTGCGCAGCTCGGAAGTACTATTATCATAGGAGGTTATCTTAATACTGACTTGATTAAAGTACGACGAATTGATGCTGAGGTTGGATTTGTTGGTGGATTTACTATTGAAAAAGGGCGTCTTATCTGGACACGTTCCGATTATTTTGGTGGGACGTCACGTAGCTTAAAATTAGGATCAGGAACATCTAAAGAGGGCGTTGTTAATGTGACCTTTAATCCTGCCACAGATGGGCGCTTTGGAGTAGCAGCAATCGGAGCAAATGCAGGTGGTAGTGCAGCGATATATGGTTCATCAAAGACAAATCCGACTTATCCATCGAACTACGTTTACGCAGGTTTTTTCGATGGTAATGTTACTGTATTAGGTGATGTTTCCGCCAGGGGCTTTTTTCCTCAAGACAATAGTGGAAATTCTGTTTCAGTCGTATCTGATGCATGGCTTTATGGACTTAAAAATAATCAATTAGATGGTATTGCCTCTAAAAACATGAAGATTCACATTATAAAAGGAATGATTGTAGAGTGTTCACAATATTAATTTTGAAAGTATAATTATGAAAGTAAATTTAAACCGGAACTTACTTGATCACAAAGGTCAGGAAGCAGTTGAATTAGTCGATGGTAAGGAGAGGAAGAAATCTCTTCGTGATATGATCTCAGAAGCCTTGTATGCTACCGGCATGAATGCTCAACTAGGTATGGATATGGCTAAAAAATTACGTGCTTATAAAATGCTGCAGCAGATTATTAACAATCGAGGTATGCTTGATATTGAAACAGACGATGCTACTCTCCTAAAGGAGATTTGTGCAGAGTTTTTCACCGCTGGCGTTTATGGACAGATTTATGACTTAATAGAAAAAGGAGGTAAAGAATGAATATTAAAGCAACTAACAGTACAGCAGTATCAAAGGTTACTGCAGATATCAAGATCAAGTACAGGATGTCAACTCGCGGCACTGAGGCGGTAAAAGATGTTACAGCTGAAATTTCTAATGATGAAACAGTTGTCGGATTCTTTAATATATCAAAAAACGGGGTGACTGGTTTTTCTCTACACGAGGATCACGGGCTGACTCCCGAGGAAGTGAAACAGGTATTCCAGACAGCTATTGATGATTGTAGCGAGGTATTAAAATAAAGTATTAATATTTTAGATAAAAATGATATGGATTATTTCAAAAACTTACTTATTGGATTGGTTACCGGCATAGCTGCTTATCTCAATCCTATTTCTGGGGAGATCAAAAGTCTTATTGCTGTATTTGCCCTCAATTTCATTTGCGGGCTACTTACTGCACTCCTTATCAATCATGAGAGTTTTTCTTTTAAAAAGGCTTGGAGGTGTATCGTAGAAGCAACTATTTTCTTTGCCTTGGTTAGCTGCATCTACTTTATTGGTGAACACAAAGGAAATCCGGAAGGTGCGCTACAATGTGTTTCATTTATTACGTACAGTGTATTCTATTTCTATGGGGTGAACATTCTAAGGAATATCAAAGAAATTCTACCCAACTCTAGCAATGGCCATAAGGTAGTAGCTTTCTTGCACTATGTATTAAGTGTCGAGTTTATAAAGAATATCCCTTATCTAACGAACTACTTACAAAAAGGAGGTGCAAAATGATTGAAGTTTTGGAGTTTATTTTTCAAGATTCTTGGCATTGGTTAGGAACAGCCATTTTGATAGCTATCATTTTCCGTGTCAATTTGGTAAAGATTGGCCCAATAACAAAGAATAAGGAGGAGAAGAAATGAAGGAAATTGATGCAATTATCATCCATTGTTCGGCCACGCGTGCCGGACAGGATCTACGAGCCAAAGATATTGACCGGATGCACCGGGCTCGGGGATTCAATCAGATCGGTTATAACTTCATTGTTGACCTTGACGGAATGGTTGAGAATGGGCGACCGTTAAGCATTGATGGAGCGCATTGTAATACCAAAGGATTTTCAGAGTCTTCGTATAATAAGCATAGTGTTGGCATCTGTTATATCGGAGGCCTGGACGCATCTGGAAAGCCTACAGATACACGTACTCCGGTTCAAAGGACAGCACTACGCGAATTGGTCGCGAAGCTTTGTAAGGAATATCCTATAATTGAAGTGCTCGGACACCGTGATACTTCTCCGGATCTGGACGGCAGCGGAGAGGTAGAGCCAAAAGAATATATTAAGGCGTGCCCCTGCTTCGATGTCAGGAGTGAATTTTCTAATTTTCTTCGTAATACAGTGATCCGGCCATGAAAACGCTACCTTGGATATCAGTTACATTGTTGATGATCGTTTGTGTTATTGTTTGGTTCCGTCCGCATGAGCAACCACCGGCGGAAATCAGAATTGAGACAAAGATAAAGACGGTTGTCAAAGTTGAAACCTTGTATATTTCGTCACCTATGGCACCTTTGTTAACTATTTGGTTAACAGACACTATACACATCGGTGATACAGTAGTTCATCGCGAACAAACTTATTATAAGGATAGTCTTTACCAGCTATGGGTATCTGGCTATCGTCCAAGGTTAGACAGTTTGCATATATTTCCAAGAACTGTATATCAGACGGTAACGAATGATGTCTACCATATAGTTAAACCAAAAAAGAAACGCTGGGGATTTGGTGTGCAAGCAGGATACGGATATCCAAGCGGTTGGTATATTGGTATTGGAGGGAATTATAATTTGTGGCAGTGGTAAACATTATATTAGAACAATTTTATATTAATCTTTGTTCTATAATTTGATGACAATAGAAAAAATCATTATTTTTGCCGCATTCTAAAAAAATATAAATATGGGATGGTTTAAACATAAAAGATATACTATTAAGGATCTTAATACACCTAGCAGAAAAATAAAATCTGCATCAAGAGATCGATTTAAAATTGCAATAATTGATGATGAGGATTTTGTTTTTTTGGAAGAATTAAGAAAGAGCGGATTTGATATAAGAAAATACGATGATGCTTTAGACCTTCAGATGTTCGACTCATACCCCATAATAATCTGTGATATTAAAGGGGTTGGTAAGGATTTTAAATCACCAATGGGAGGGGCTTTTTTAATTCGTGAATTAAAAAAGAAATATCCTTTAAAAGCTTATGCTGCTTATACTGGATCAACATATGATATTTCTATAAATAACTATTTAGAAGGAGTAAGCATTATAAAAAAAGATATAGAAATAGATGATTGGTGTATTGAAATAGATAATCTGATTCGGAATATATCAGATCCTAAGGAGGTTTGGTTAAAAATAAGAGATATATTGTTGAAAGAAGAAGTAGATTTAATCTCTTTAGCCAATTTAGAAGATGAGTATGTAGATATTATCTTGAATAAAAATGGAGATTTTCATAATTTCCCTTCAGCCAAGAAAGAAAATACTTTGAATCCCGACGTTCGTGCTGTTGTTCAATCATTAGTTGCTGGAATTATATTAAATACATTATGATTATAGCTCCATTCCCTTATAAAATACTTGCTGATAGTATTATTTCTAATGGGTATATTTTTAGTATACCCCAATTTTGTATAGATAAAAAAGACAACCCAAAGTGTAAGGAATTTTACCATTCCTTGAAAGAAAACAGTGGTTTTCATACTTGTCCATACGGCTTTGCCGTAGAATGTACAAAATTGGGAGGTGTCAATATTATATTCACGTGTTTAAATATCGATAAGAAGACAGATCGAAAAATAACACGAAAACTCAATCATAATATCGATCAAACCTTAAGAATGACTATTAATGAATATAATAGTCTTAAAGATAATTTTGACAGATTTATCCAAGAAAATCAACCAACCTTTGATGTGGCTGCTAAGTATACTAAAGATAGCTCTCAATTAAAATTAGATAAGGAGTTGTTGGATAATACAATACATGAATTACGTAAGTTGAATACTCAACTTAAAGGAGTTGTTACAAAATTAAATCCTGCAATTTCGCAGTTGAGAAATAAAACGGAATATATTGAAACCTTGAATCTAGATATATATTCTATTTCAAATTTAATGTCTATTAGATTGGATACTTATGATTTGGAGGTTAATCCTATATTAAATTTGTCATCAAACAAGAGAGAAATTGCAATTTATAAAAAGATAGAAAAAGTCTATAAATGTTTGAATGCTGAAGCTAAGCGTAAAAATGTCGGCATTTATCTTGATGGGAAGTCTTATAATCTTTTTAGTGCCAGTAATTCTATAGAAATAGCCTTTTTCATTGTGCTAGAAAATGCCATAAAGTATTCTATTGAAAATGAAACTATAAAAATTACATTTAAAGAAACTGAAGACAGATTGACATTAACATTCATGAATTGGGGGATTCGCCCTGGTGATGACGAGATAAAAAAACTCACAGATCGTAATTATAGAAGTAGAAACGTTATAAACCGAAATGTCGAAGAAGGGAGGGGAATAGGGTTGTATTTACTAAACCAAATTTGTTCAGTAAATGATATCCAACTAAAGATTAAATTAGGAAATGATAATAAATATCATAATGGATACCGTTATTCACCTTTTTTTGTTGAAATGAAATTTGATGGCATGATTCAACATGAAGATGGTATGGATGATTTCTAAATTATAATATCTCAAAATGTAATTCCCGTATCATATATTTCAGTTCTATTAAGAAAGATATTTTCGTAGTTCTTCGATTGCTTGTAATGCACTTCGGACTATAACGTATTTATTTCGGCAACTTTCAGCCTGTTTTTGGAATTCTTTTTGATATTCTGACTGTTTCCCCACCTTCGTTTTAAACTCTATACAGAGAGAAGCAAAACCCTTTTTGGGAATTAGTACGATCACATCAGAAACTCCGGGTTTCACTCCTTGACGTTTAAGGTTAGCGGCTTCCCTTACATGACGACTACCACCGTTCGGAACGGCAAATATAAGTCTGTCTGGAATATTGGGGAAATATAAAGGAATAAGTTTAAAGAACTCTGTTTGTATGCGAGCTTCCTCATTATTATGTACTTCTTTAGAACGTGGAGGATTACGCTGATCAGCATAACAATTATAACACATAAAACCGATATCGGTCTTAATAACCGACACTGTTTCCTTTCCACATAAAATGCACTTTTCTTTATTCATTTTTAATATTACTTTCTAAAAAACATATCACCCGAAATAGACCGGGCTGTATCATCACCAGTTAGCCGGATGTATCGAAAGAAGTTCTGTTCAGTCCGGTGCCCGGTGAGCTTCATTATCTCGAACGTCTTCATCCGGCCGGTCAGATACATATTTGTCGCTGCACTTCTTCTTGCTGTATGACTACTTATCAATTCCCACTTTTCATGGGTAACCGTTGTCAGCTTTCCGCCTTTAGTGAATGAATAAGTAATCGGATCGTTTAATCCGATTTCTTTCATTATCACCTTCAGATACTTATTGAAGTACTGAATGCAAAGACCGCATGGAACCTGACCGGCATACTTTGAGAAAATTTCCCGCACATAATCATGAGCTGGAACCTTTACGTCGATGTTAGTCTTTTTTGTCCGGATGACAATGTAGTTATCAATAAGGTTCTGACTTGTAAGTCTTGAATAGTCCGAGTATCGCAAGGCAGTGAGACAGCCTAATACAAACATATCTCTGATCCGTTCTTTTGCTTTCCGCTTATCCTGCCTGACAAACTTGTAGTAGTATATTCTTGTGATCTCATTCATCGAAAGGAACACGGCGTTTGTTGGTTCAGTCCTCAAATCAATCTCGTCGTAGGTATTATCTACTGCATAGTTGTACTGAGATGCTCTACGCACAAGTGATTGAATTTTCAGAACGTATCCGACAATGGTATTATGTCGAAGTCCTTGGTCTTCCAGATAGATGATGAAATCGTCCAAAAACTCAGCCGTCACCGAATTGGTGAATATGTCACAATCAAACTCTGAGGAGAAGTTATCAATGTGTTTTATGATCGCATCGTAAACGGCTGCATAGTGTTCAGACTTGCGTCTGCTTCTCTTTTCAAGCACATCCTGGATGAAATCAGTGAATAATATGCCTTCAAGCGGTTTCTCCTGCCGGAAATGGTTAATGTAGTCCTTGCGTACTTGGGCGGTCCGGACCGGTTGTGATAATTGTAATGCTTTGGCTGTATCATTTTAAAGGGTTAGTTACTATGTTTATTGAATATCATTCCGAGGTGCTCCTCGATATGATTCGTTATCGTTCTGATTTGAATTATTTACTTTTCAATCTATAAATCTCAATTATATCCTGAATATCGCTCGTAGGTCTTACTCGGATATTAATATTTTGGATTAATAGGTCGATTTCGACATCAGCATCTTTTGCAACCTTTACTGTTGTTGAAATAGCTGTTATAGCGTCACCTGTGGCGGTGGCTGAAAATTTTACATGTGTACTCATTACTAATTTTTATTTTGTTACTATTGTTCTATCACTTCTCACTATCTTCATCTTTGGCTTTTTAAACTGTTTGTCACACGATGTATAAGGAAGCCAATACGACCTATCTTCGTAATAATCTAAGTCTATAGGAACAAGATGAAATAATTCGTGATCGAAATCGACTCCTATCAACATACATTCAATATCTACTTCCGGATGTTTTTGATGCCAGATTATAATTTCACTATGTCGATAGGAATAATGAATGAATTGATTTCGGGTCATATTTTAGCTCATTTCTATATTGTTTTGAGCCTAATTAAGCTACATCGTTAATACTAATTTCTCCTTTCAAAACTCGCTCTACCTGCCTATCAATAATCTCTTGAAACTCTATCTGGCAGATAAGTGAGCAATCCGGTATAATCTCTTCCACTGGATCACCTCGCCATGTTGGTAGTTCATCAAGGAAGATACGTCCGTCTTTATCCTTTAGGCATGTTGCTCCAACATCACGTTCAATCTGTGCAACTTCATCGAATACATCCGGGAGTAGAGCTGTACATTTTCGTACAAACTCAACGCTATTTTACAAGCTACTGCGGATGTTACACCGCAAGAAAACCATGCTATTATCATCTTTTTATTATCTTTGCAAAAAAAATCATGAAAAGTTTAACATTAATCATCTCTGTATTAATTCCACTGTTTAGCTTTCTAAGCACAATTCTCATGACTTATGCTGATAGAAATAAAGTAAGAGTAGATCCTCTAAGCGGCTTTAACAAAGCTATGTCTGTTTTAAACACAAGTGGACATAACCCTTCAAAAGCCAAGTCGGATGAAAAAATGGAGTTGCATAACAAAAAGATGAATAGGATATGGAGTTGGGGTATTGTATTTTTAATTATCTCATTTGTTTTATCAATTATATTTATTGTTTTGCAGCAAATTTGATTCATTTCTTTCTTGATTTGAACTATGCGGTAAACAAGAATCTACCGCATAGCAGATTTATTATTTATTTCTTGCCGCTTCTAAAACTGGAAGATTTGTCTCCGTTGGTATGTATATCACAGTTTTATCATTCAGATTGCTTTGTTGACGTACCCACAAATATTGGATATATGCGGGGGTAATACTTCCATTTTCGATTTTAATCGCTTCGGCAGCACCTTTGGCACGTTCGATTTCAGCTTGGGCGTTCAGCTTTTCAGCTTCCAGATTTGCTTTAGCTTCTTCAATCCTTATTTTACGGTTTTGTTCTGCTTTAGCAAATTCAGCCTTTCCAGACATTTCTTGCTGCCAAACGTTATAATAAGGGATGGTAACAAAACATCCCACAACAATTGCGACAAATACGATAGCCGCCAAAATTCCAAGTTTATTCATAATCTAATATTGGGTTTTATAAAGCCGCCCAAGGCTTATTAGTTTATTATTATTATATTTGCAAAAAAACAAATATATGTCAACAATATATCGTAATAGAACAATCCGCCCTTCAAGTAGACTTGAAACATCTGTATCTTATAAAATCAATACAGAGAAAGTCACGACAAATGATACATTGGTTATTACCATTAACCATGAAAGTGAGAATTTTAGTAAAGAATTTACTTTTTCAGGAGAGAAGGTTGCAAACCGTTCCTCAATACACTTCAGATATATCAATGGAGAAATTATTTGGTCACCAGTTCAGCCTGATTAGATTCATATCTTTGCAGACTTAAATTATTCATCATCATAATCAGTATCAAAGATACGTGCAACCATATCGACGATATTTTCCTCAATGTCTTCCGTAGATCCGGTTACTGCATTAGCGATATTTTTCTTCTCTTGAATTATGCGATAAACTTTTTCATCAATAGTTCGCCGACCAAGAAAGTAGTAACAGGTAACCGAGTCCTTTTGCCCGATACGGTGTGCCCGGTCCTCACATTGACAACAGTCAGCGTATGTCCAAGGAAACTCAACAAAGGCAACATTACTAGATGCAGTAAGCGTTAAACCAACTCCTGCCGCCTTTATTGAACAAATGATAATATCCGCTTTAGGATTGTTCTGAAAGGCGTCAACCGCTCTTTGTTTCTCATCCTGTGAATCTCTACCGGTAACCGATACAGCGGTAGGAAAGTAACGTTTCAACTGGTCTACAACTTCATGAAGTGAACAAAAGAGAATAATCTTCTTCCCATTCTCCCTGAAGTCTTTCACAAATTCAATAACATCACGTACTTTGCCACGAGCAGAAATTTGCCGGAGAATATTGATACGTACCATCACTTCACCACGTAGAGCCTTTTCTATCTTATCATCGTCAGCATCCTTGTATTTCTGTAGATACATAATAAGGTCGCGTTCTGCATCCATATACTCTTTGCGATTTGTAATTTCGCAAGTATTAACCTGACGTATCTTATCCGGAAGGTCTGTAAGAACAAGAGACTTTTCACGACGAAACATACAATACTGCCAAAGATTGAAATTCAGTTCTTTCAAATTAGAAGCCTCTCTTTGTCCGGAGCAGTATCGGTTAACAAATGGTTTATAGCCACCAAAATCCTCCATACGGTTTAGAATCGCCAGCTGTGGAATCAAATCTTTAGGCCGATTTACTACCGGTGTTCCAGTAAGCTCTATCACCCATTCTTTGCCGGTGCATATCCCTTTACAGAATTTAGCCTGCTGGGTAGATGCAGATTTGCAACGGTGACTTTCATCAATGATAACTGACTTGAATAAATTGATTGAGTTTCTAAATTCTACATCTCTCAACGTCCAGCCTTCGGACTTCTTTATACGTTGTACAAAGTACTTTTTTAAAGACTCATAATTGACTATAAATACCTGATGCATTCCTGTTTGAAAGAAAAAAGTCCAAGTATCACGTACTTTATCAGTTAAGATCATTGCTTTTTTGTCCGTAAACTTCTCCCATTCACGCATCCAGTTTATTTTTAATGAAGAAGGACAAATAACAAGACAAGGAAAAGCACTAGCGATATTAATTGTTGCAATACTCTGCAATGTATTATGAGTTACTATATAGCTATCCGTCAGGTATAAATGATCAAGTGACGACACTTTAATACACTGCTGTTCAAAGTCTCCAATATACTCTACAGATTTGATATAGCGTGTAGTCTGAAAAGATTTATTCCGATTCCAATCTTTTATTTTATATGATTGTTCACTAAAAGGACAAAACTCAGTCCTAATGTTAACTTGGAATTCAATAGTTTTAGCATCATCAGTCCTATTATACATATGAGGTATGGCAATGCCCCCTAATGATTGAACTAACTCCATTATATCTTTTACCAATAAGACAGATGTTGTGTGGAATATAGTTCTATTCTTTATACAGCTACCATCTGTATCCATTAGCCCTCTCAACAAATCAAGTCTTTGGTTAACAGACCCTTGAAGATATTCCTTCGGGATAAATTTATCCTTACTTAATATTTCAAGTTTCATTCTTTTTATTTCTTCTCTATACAGGTGAATTTTACTACTATCTTTTATGATTTCATAATGTATAATAGTATCATAAGTAGATGAACTTATTTTCAACCCAGATATCAACTCATTATTAATTTTACCAATAATAAAAGATTTGTCTCTAGGAAGGCTAAACTGTATTTTTTTATGATTCAATCCTGCGTCACCAATTATAGCTCCCATCGTATATGATGGGATTATAAACCTTTTATGTGCATATTGAACGGGATCACACACAGGAATTTCCCATTTAAAGGAAGGCTTTCTTTTAGAAACATCCCGCTTAGGATTCATTTTATTAGTTAGTCCTAAATAAAGCAATTCTTGCAATGATTTTACCGTCCAACCCATTCCACGTCTTCTTCTATTTTGATCGCGTACGCACCAAAGATGCTCAAGATTACAATCAACATGAGAATTATCATTCATGGTAACTCTATATGTTTTTCGAATTCCTTGAGGATAAATTGCTTCTACCGTTTGAATACTTCCATCTTTAGCAAAAATCTTGTCTCCAACTTTAATCTCTCCCATTTTAATCCACCCTGAAGGGGTGGCAATAAGCGTATAAAGCGGATTTGCTTTTCCGAGTCCCGGTTCATCGCAATTCATAAACCGTTTTAGTTCCAGTCCTCGTGCAATGCCTTTAAGTTGATAAGGATAAGGCTGAATCTTTAAATTGTGCGGTACGGTTAGATCCGGCAGTTCCGGAATATCATAAGCGATATCTTCCTCCTTTTTTTCTGTACCGTTTACCCAATTTATATTCTCAAACTGCTGTATTTGATAAATCATCCTTTCAAGCTCTACCCTACTCCTTGTCGGGACAATCCAAACTTTTTTAGCACCATCAAAACGTCTACCGGGAATCTGTCTGACCCGATCTATTATTGAAGTCTTATATTTGAATGATAATTCGAAATTATCTCCTTTTAATTCAATATTCATGATTCAGAGTATTTAGCAGGGGGAATTATCCCCCCTGTGATGATTGATTATGCGGTTGCGTCAAGAGGTACAGGCGCCTCTATTTGTTTTTTACGTCCTCTTTTTTTAGGCTTCTCTTCTTCCAGTACAACAGCTTCTTCCGGTTCATCCGTTTCGAAATCAAGCCGCTCTTGTCTGACTCCCCATTTCTCATCAAACAGATAACTTTCAACTTCCGCATCACAAGCTGCAGCATCAATACTCAATTCTTCATAGTAAGGGTAGTCTGCATCAAGGAGAGGAACGAAGATTTTCAGGTCAACAACTTTGCCGGACTGAAGAAGTTTAGCTCCCATGATGGTAATTCCAGAAACACCATCGACGCTGTCATTTGCATAGCCCGTAATGATATAGTTTTCCAGAGTCTCTGCATAGCCCGGAGAAGTAAAGCTATCTTTGTTGATATTAGATGCCTCTGGCTGCTCACACAATACAACGAGATGTAATTTAAGCCGGCTAAATGCTTCTCTTAAATCACTGTGGATGATCTGATCGCAGCTCTTGTTAATTACATTCGTGTAGTTCGCTTCCGAGAAACGCTCATTGTACACTACATTCAAGCGGTCTTTTTTGATAACCGCCTTCTTGATCTCATTTTTTACTTGTTCCATAATCTTCTTTAGTTGATAAAGTGATAATACTAAATGCTGATACAACTCCCATGACGGCAGCCGTAGTTATTTCTCTAGTCGTTGCATCTTCTCTTTGAGAAAAAGATAATGCCGTAAACAGACCGATAACGGCTAGCCCGATTGTGATTCTTTTTAAGTTTTTCATGATGATTGCTTTTTATTGTTATTATACATTCCGGACATTTTCATTTCTTCTTTTGCTTTACTTATCACAGTTACACACCACGATAGTTGATGCGTTGCCGTCCGATTGCAGCGTTCGCACCAGTCTACCAAATATCGTTCTTCCCTACATAGAGAGTTAACTAGAGCATTTATGGCCGTCGCTGTTGCTTTCGCATTCTTAGCTGTATCGACAAGCGTCTGCATGACCTCGGATTTCATCGCCTCATTGAGCCAGTATTTTGAGTCTGCAAGTAATTTACCGGAACGGGCAACATATACAGCCAAGTCATTGCCACGTTGTACAGCTTCTGTCGCGTCTTCACTCATAGTCATATTGAGAAATGAATCTATATTGGTTAATTCATCCAATATTTGATATTTAGGTGTGATAAGTAAGTTCATATTGTTTTTATGATAAAATATAATCAGACCATCAATTGCCACCATTTGAAAGCCAGGTCTTCGTACTTTTCTTTTCCCTTGGTATATGTAGGATGATTACGGTCGGTGATAAAATGCTTGAATATCTTGCAATTCTTTTTTGAGATTGCATAAATGAAATCCTGTTCGCTTCCTGCAATATCCATATACCAGGCACGGGATCGGTCCCAGTCAAAGAAATCTATCGCTTCATCGAATTGTGCCTGAGACTCTGCAAAGGTCGTTTTCAGATCGCCACCAAAACCGTAAGCAGATAACCACCAATCCCATTTACAGCGAGTATCGAGGTGATAGGCAAAGTTTCCATAATGGAACTCCTGCTGTTTATTGACCATAAACTTTTGTGTATCAGACTGCGCTAGCACAACAGCAAGAAACTGGTCTTTCTCCGCTTCCTTCCGGAGAGCCCTACGCATCTCAAGTCCTAATTCAAATTCTTCTGTCGTGTACACATAATCATCTACCATCAGCTTGTCATACCGAACACGGTCATTCTCTGTGATAAGAGCGTCTACAAGAGTACCGAACTTGAATGCCTTTTCTTTATCCCCGTATTGAGCACGGGGATAAAGATAATTTTTAAGTTCTGTCAGATCAGAGTTACTGACTTCTGTACGTGAATAATATGAATCGGGATTTGACATAACTATTTAGCTTTTACATCTGCCTCGTAGCTGATGAATTGTGATTCGATATGTTTTTGCTCTTTGCTGTTTGCTTGTTTCTCGCAATAGGTAATCATCTTTTTAAATATCTTCTCCAGTTCCTCAACAGGCAAGGTTTGACCTTCGTTTATCCACCACATTTGGAACACCTCTAAGTATCCCTGTTGGTGAAGTACAATAATTTTTTCTTTCACCTTAGCATTTGTCGGCGGAGGAGCAATAGAAGCGGCAGCACCTGCAAAAAGACTACCGATTGAACTTTGCTGCGCTTTCATTGCAGCTTCTTGTTTAGCTGCTTCTTCCGCTTTTTTTATTTCTTCCATCTGTTTAGCCGTTTCTGCAGCTTCACGTTGTTTGCGTACTTCTTCCGCTTTGGCGGCTGCCTCTGCATTAGCAAGACGAAGCAGCTCCAACTCTGCTAGTTCTTTACGTTTAGACGGAATACGGTCGGTAAGATCTTGCTTAACGTTTAATAACTTAGCCTTATACTGTTGAGCATATTGTTCATATTTACCTTCTAAGATATTTCGGCGAATCTCCTTTTTTGTTTCTTGACTGATATAGTAAGTCGCTGAATCCGCACTAAACTTATCAAAATGAGATTTGGGATAATCGGTCTGAAAGACTGTGATTCCTATAACTTCGCGATCGAAATTCTCATGTGTCAAATTAGAGAAGATGCCCTGTAATTCAGAAACTTTACTTGAAAGATACTGGTTGAAATAAGAAAGAAGGCTGTTCTCTATTGTCTGTTGATAATTTGCTTTCTCTGTCTCAATCCTAGCTCTTTGCTCTGCTTCTTTCTTTCTCTTCTGCTCTTCTTCATATTTGAACTTAGCATACTCATTGCGCTTTGCTACAAGCTTTCCGGGAATTGTAGTAGAATCTTTAGGATCAATCTCTTTTTCCTGTGAAGTGAAGAAAGAACGCACTCTATCAAATATCTGTGTGATAGGTTTACGACGTTCATCCATGTTTTTGATAGTTACACTAACTTTTTTCAAGTAATCAGCTGCAGCTTGGTCTATTGCTTCATTCATACCTTCTCCTTCGATTGTATCAAGGAGAGTTTGACCAGCTTCATTGCATTTCTTAACAGAGCTAGTATTCCTTCCGATGATGTCCGGAAAGGATGAAAGGATGTTTTTTACCTCATCTATTTTGATTAATTCTGTTACCATAATTGTTTTCTTAAATTGGTTAGTAAATACTTAGAAGCCTCCGTTTGCATCATCTTCAGACACTGTTACTTGTACAGGTTCCGGAGCATCTAATTGCTTTTCTTCTCCGAAAGGAGCATTAATGTCATCTACCGTTTGAACAGGTTCATTATTTTTTTCTTCATCTACTAACCCGTAATCAATAACAGGTTCTTCCTGTTGTGTCTCCATAGATGTATAATTGCCCGTTCGTACTTTGGGGTATGCATCGAAAGCGTGTTTAATCATTTTGTTTTCAAGGAATCCTGTATCAATATGTCCACCGTTGGAGGTATACAGAGAGTTTGCCGTTCCTTTGTTTTGCTTGGCTGAAAAAGTAGATAAACGTTTCCAATCTGATTCCATCATCCAAGAGTAATCAACTGACCCGTCATTACGTACAATACGTATAAACACGGCAACCGGCTTGTCTGACTTTCTAGGGAAAGCTCCTTCGTACTCTATAGATTTAGCACCATTTACTCCGATAATAGGGCGGAATTTGTCACCTTCAAATACTACTACTGGATTATCTACATAGCGAACTTGTCCGGCACGCTGGCGCATATATACTTCACCATAAGCTGAAACCGTGAGCCCGGCACGTTTTTCCCACATATCACCATTAGCAGTTTTCACTTTAGCACTACGAGGAATTAAATAGCACTGCGGTCTGCCTGATTGGTCAAGAGAAAGACCATTCACTGCCATATCAAGGAAACAACCAAAGAGGGACAGTTTTGTACATTCCTGTAAAGCTGGCGTTTCAGTCAATAATTTATTGAAATGAAACTTCTCGCGGTTATAAATCTGTTCACCCATTTCTGTGCCCCAAATAGCGTTATACATGCCGACAAACTTCTGTTCAACTTTCTCATTTTCGACAATTTTCGTTGCTGGAAGTGCGTTTAGCTCCTCCACTCTAATTTGAATACTGTTACTCATAATTATTTAAATATTAGTTATTTATTAGTCTCCTTGATATACTCCACGGCTGTATTCTTCCATTAATAGAAGGTCCTCCGCAGTAGGTTGTTTGGTTATATCCATCTTACAAGGTGCCACCTCTGTAGGAGTTGGTTCAGAGCTACATATCCTTTTCTGTTCTTCTCTTGCGTCAAGCTGCTTACCAATGCTTTCCTGTAGAGCCTTTAGCATTTCTGATGACTTCGGTATGTAGGTCATACGGCTAGTTGCATTAGTTGTTTGATAATGTTGTCCGGTACTTTATTATGCAGGTCCATCATTGCGCTGGCTGTTTCCAGTTCTGAACGCTTCACATAATATTTCCCTCGTTCCTTATTATTTGCCGGATAAAACTTGATCCAGGCTTTTTCGCGCCATTCTGTAATCAGGCGTTTTCCGTATATATCTTCCGCTTGTGATATTGTTACTACTTCGGGGAGTAGGCCCAGCATCGTTAGCGTTTGAACAGTTCCAATCTTAATACATCGGGCGACCATCATTTCGAAGCAATTTTCCATAATCTTTAATAGGCTGTTTCTTGTTAAACTTTTGAATGGTGTTGAGCTGATTTACTGAAACACATCTGCATCTCTATGCTATGCTGCCTGATTAATATTGATTTTAGAGTTTACTTGTTATTGAAATAGATTGTTTTTCCTAGCATACTGAAAGAACTCTGCCAAGGAATGGACATCTATACGCCTAAAGGCATTCCGTTTATGTGTACGTACAGTTTCCAATGAAATGCAATACTTATCTGCTATTGCATTTTCTTCCATCCCTTCATAAAATGATCGCATAACGCTTAACTCACGTTCCGACAGTGTACTATTAAATTTTGGTTTACAGATTATTCCTTCATATTTGCATTCACCCTTTAACGGACATTTGACCTCCTCAAAGTGAAAGTTTCCCATCTGATCAATATCCATTGTTGAATCGAACTCACCAAAATTACATTTAAGAAAACGACGTACTATTGAAAATTCAAACCAAGGGATATTATATCGTCGGTCTGTATATTCCAATGATGCTTTCTCCAGTGCTTCTGGCCAAAATATTCCCATTCGAGTTATGATTTCGGAAATAAACTCCCGATTTGACTGTTCCAATTGACGCGTACCACATTCATCGGTAATCATAACTTCACCTTTAGGAGTGAAATAAAATTCCATTCCAGTCATAATCATTCCTCCTTTCTTTCAGGAAATAAGGTTGCGACATCTGATTGTAAGATCTCAGCTACAATCTTTTTTTCAACCATACTGTTAGGTTGAGTATATCCATACATCCAGCAACGAACTGTATGACGATTACGTTGTGTCGCTTCTACAATAGCTGTAATAACATCTTCTTTAGGAGCTGATATGATAACTGGACGACGTTCTGCCTTTGGTAAGGCTGCAAAATACTCTGCTAGGGGTAATTTTTTGAGATTTGGGACAATATTATTGTCTGAACCATTTTTTTTGCTCATATTTGTAATGTTTTAAAGATTACGTTTTAAAATGTTTAATCGAAAGACACGGAGCTCTGAATCAAGTTTCTCAGGCCGGATGCAGGGCTTCCGTTTCTTTACTAAATGAAACTGTTATGAAAAATTTTATCAAGGTGATTGATGCCTATGATATTGAAAAGGTTATCAACATTGATTTTATCCAATCTTTATATAAAGATGAAGATTACACTATTATCCGATTCAGCAAAGATGATTGTATTTACGTCAAAGACTCTTATGAAGAATTAAGTCGTAAGCTTCTTAAATTACCATCTGAAACAAAACCGTCTACACGTAAGACAGGACGAGGTTAAGAATCATCCTTTTTCTTGTACTTCTCCGGAAAGATGGCTTCTTTCTCTTCATCTGATAAGTAAGTAATATACTCTTTGATGAATAGATAGATCCTCTCGGCTGAAGCTGCTACTGCGTTAGATGAAGCGTAATAGGTTTCAGTATAGTGATCGTAAGAATCAAAGGTTTTACTAATAGTTGCTTGTTGTACACACCATTTACGTAGTTTAGTATCCTGGTGATTGTGAATTAGACGAATAATAGGTTTCCGAAATGTAATTCCTAATATTATAAGGAGGAATACAAGGATGATAGAGGTCAATAAAAGTGTTGTCATAACTTTAATGTTTTAATGATTACGCTGCAAATATAAAGCATAATATTTATTTTATCAAATAAAATACTGATTATTTTCAGCCATTTGTTTTATGAATTTATAATATCTTGATTATGACAGGTTTAGAAATAAAAGAAAAATTAAAAAGATGTGGCTTTACCCAAAGTGAAATTGCTGTGAAATTAGGTGTAAGTCCTCAGACTTTTAATGCATATCTCAAGGTTGATGATATAAAAACAGGTTTACTTGAAAACATTGCAACTGCCATAGGACAAGATATATCGTTCTTTTATCCTAATATTTGCAATAAAAACAACTCTGCTTCAGTTAATGGAAACGGCAACTCCGTCGTTTCAGGAGAACATAATAAACTTGAAGTATCTAAATGCCAAGATGAATTAGAAGCAGCAATGCGTGAAATTCAATATCTAAAGAACATTATTAATGAGAAGGACAAACGTCTTGAAGGCAAGGATAAACTTCTCGAGGAAAAGGAACGATTGATTAATGTATTAATGAATAAGTAAATGTGGATTTTAGCCATTATAGGATTAGTAATAGGGATACTTATTATTACTTCCGCCAACAGGAAGAAAAGAATAAATGATATTATTGAAAAAAGAAGTGAGTACGATTATTACAAGCAAAAAAAGGCATACGAAAATAGCATTTATGAGGATAATATTAAGAATGAAAATGCTTCTGTAAGGACACATACAAATACATTCTCTAGTACTCAAAGACTTTCAAGCCATGAAATCCGTTCTTATTTACCCTATATGGATAATAAATTAGCCTCTATATATAGAAAGGCTATTATTGATGGACAACATAGTTTTAATGTTGGAAAAGGACTCATTGAACAGTGGGAGAAAAATCGCATATTAAAGAAATCAGGTTCGATGCGGACCGACAGTACATCTATGCCCATATCTGAATATACAAAGGTTACATGGTGGAAGTTACAGCAATATTTCCCAATAATGGATAGTAAAATGTCAGCCGATTACTTCGCAGAACATTTGTTAGATGAAAGCAAATGGTTTACAGTGAAAGCAACCGTACTTAAAGAATGGGAAAAGAAACTTGCTGCATATAAAAATGATGAGAATAGTTTGCAGCTAACGGCATCTAATAATAATAAAGGAATAGCTTTTGAGAAGCAAGGCGATATTGCTTCAGCAATAGCTGTATATGAATCAAACTTGAAGATTGGATACCCAGCGACTCATTCTTATGAACGGCTGACGATACTATATCATAAAGCTGGTGATATAGAAAACGAAAAGCGTGTTATAAATATAGCTATCCAAGTCTTTACTGGTATAAATGAAGAAGAGGTGAAGAAATTTCAGAAACGGCTAATGAAATTAAAAGAAGACTACGTAAAGCCCGAAACCATATTACCCAAAGAAGCTACTATATACTATTCCAAAACCAAACCGTTAGGTGTACTATATGAAGAAGTGAAGTTAAGATTTAAGGAATTTGACTTTTATAATAGTGGAGAGGATCGTTCCTGTTCTTTTTTAAATGACAACAACAAACATGAAATCTGGAAAATTCAAAATAAGTTCAAGAAAATGATTTTGGATGCAAAAGAAAATGAAGAACAAGGTAGATTAGATAAAGCTTCTAAGATTTACGAGAGAATATTATTTGAGCAATTTTATTTACCAACTCCATACGATAAGCTCATTAAAATATATTCCAAGGCAAAACTACAAAATGAAGAAAGACGAGTTCTCGAATTGTCTATAAATCATTTTACCGAACTAAGGGATAGACAACAGAGCTACATCTATGCTTTAGCAAGAAAGTATAATAAATATGATTTTGCCAAAGATAGAGTTAACAACGAGAAAAAGATAACATATTATAATGGTGCTTTTGAATTGTATAATCCATATCCTATCATATCGAAATGGCAGGAACGATTGAATAAACTAACTAATAAATAAACTTATGGAAGCATTTGGATTTGTAGGTCTTGTATATCTATTGGCTGGAATCATCCAGTTGGTTATTCTTATTGTCTTGATTGTGAAGTTCCTCCAGCTTACAACTGATGTAAAGCAACTGAAAAACTTATATGCTGAAAGAAGCCGTGAATTGTCTTCAAGCATTGATAAACTTTCTTCTGTAATAAAGGAGCAAAGTAACTCAAAGGATAACGATAAGCCCCATGTTGCCAAGGATGAAAATATTGTAGCAGAACTGAAAAAAGAACCCAATAAGCCATATAACGAGGCTCCTGCTAAAGAGGTGCCGACAGTGGATGAAAACAGCGATGACTTCAAACAGCATTTACGTAAATGGAAAATTCTTAAAAACAAAGGATATACAGAACAAGCAATAAGAGAATACATGGAGTACACTAAACGTGATATGAATTCTGCTGTAGACTTCATTAACTCTATATAAACTGGATAAAGAAGCCTATTTAATTGATTGTACAACTAAGAAAAATAGATTTATGGAACAAGATATACGTTGGTTACAAAGATATGACAGCTTTCACCGGGCTAATAAGCGGATTCTGGATATAACTGAATCTGATAAGACTCCAGATAGTTTATCTGAACTTGAAATGGAAGGACTGATACAAAGATTTGAATATACTTTTGAACTTGGTTGGAAAGTCCTTCAGGACCTGTTGAAATATAAAGGTTACGAGTTTGTGCAAGGTCCGAATGGTACTCTTCAAAAGGCATTTGAAGATAATATGATCACGGATCATGACGGCTGGCGTAGAATGGCAAAAGCTAGGGTTACTACTTCGCATACTTATAATGAAGGTGACGCTATTGAAATTGTACGCAAAATATATGAGGAGTATTCGCTTTTGTTGAAACAACTTGATAGCAAGTTGAATGAAGAAAAGCTACGAATTGAAATGGGAACATTGTTTTGATTATGTACGGTCTTAGTGATACAGTAATAACGGATATTTGTAGTGTATTCCGGCGCTTCCCCAATATTGACAAGGTATTAATATTTGGTTCCAGGGCAAAAGGAACTTATTCGGAAGGTTCTGATATAGATTTGGCAGCTGTAGGAGAGAATATAACTTTTAACCAACTAATGGATATAAATATCCAGATAGAAGATTTGGGGTTATTGTATAAAGTTGACGTAGTTGACTATAATAAAAATGTAGGGACTCCTATTGGCGAACATATAGATCGTGTCGGACTGCTATTCTATGAGAAACAATGATCATAAAAGTTTAGAAGTCTAGCAGATTGATTGTGTAACTAAAATGTGATGTTATGAAAAATTATATTGTAAAATTTGAATTGAATGATACTACTTACGAATTACCTTTCTCTGCAGATGTAAATAGTAGTACAGTATTAAAACAATGCGCCGAGCAATGGGTTGAAGACTATGTAAACCAAACAATTAAATCAGGAATGGTACAATGGCGGATTTTAAGCGTGAGAGAAGATGAAAAATAAAATATCCATTTGGCTATCATCAATTGCCTTATTTTTCGCTTTACTGGCTGCAGGATTTACATTTTTTAGAACCACTCCGATGGAAGCTGATTGGCTAGGCATATTAGTCGGTATCCTTGCATTGTCTACTACTATATTGCTTGGATGGCAAATCATTAGTTATATAGGATTTAAAGATGAAGTTAAAAAGGAGATGGAAAAGACTAAAGCAGAACTCAAAGAAACAACGGATAACATAGATAATATGATTCAACAAAAGATAAATGAAACTCAAAATATTATCTACAAAAAGAATGAATTATATATACAAGGAAGCATAGCTTACTTAGAAGCTTATGCTAAAATTCTTAAAGACGACGCAACGTCTGACAATTACAGTTTCGCTTATGGAAGTTTAGTTAACTCTCTTAATTGTTATTGTAAATATGGTTGCGCCGCTGAAGTAAATATAGATAAGTGTTTATCGGCATTAAAACGTATAATTTCAGATTTCGACAATTTACAGAAACAAAGACATGGAGACAATCCTTTCAATCAATATATACAAAAGAATTTTTCTGATTTAGAATTCTCTAGAGATAATTTATTTGTAAAATTAAAAGCGGGAATTTTAGAGTCGAATAAGACCGGCATCCCTCAAAAATACATAGATGAATTCCTTGAAATTGAAGAAGAAAGAAAAAGAATAATAGAACAAAATAAATTAAGTATTGCCAAGTGGGAAACAAAAATGAAATTAGATAATCAAAACAAGAATAAAGCTCCTGATAATAAAGAATAAATATTATTGATTGAACAATTAAATAGTTTAAATATGTCTCTAATAGTAACTGCATATACACAGGAAGGTATTGTAATAGGTGCCGATAGTTGTATTACAACAAATTTCACACAAGAAGGAAAAGAACTATATAAACATAGCCATTGTGGGAATAAACTATTCTTGTTAAATAAGAAAATTGGAATATCAACTTGCGGTGATGCGATAATTAATGGTATTCTTCTAAGTTCTTTAATCGACCAATATATATGGTCTAAAAAAGAGGAAAATATAACTTTACTTCAAGTTGAAATTGATTTAAAAAATATAGTCAACAATCAAGCCAAAGACAAAGAGTATTATGTTATATTTCATATATGCGGATATGAAAACGGGAAAAGATATGTTTCTAAATTTGACAATAACGATAAAGAAAGCCATATCAAAGATGTTTCTGAACGTGACGGCTGTATTTATGATGGGCAAGTAGATATTGTTGACCTGTTTTCGCAAGATGTGGCATATAGGGGAACAGATGGTTTATATTATGATATCAACATAGAAAGATGTAGGTATAACGAACTTTCATTGCAGGAAACAATTGAATATGTCTATTTTCTTATCAGTACGACTATTCAGCACATGAGATTTACCTATAAAAAGGATAATGTAGGATTCCCGATTGATATTCTTGTTATAATGCCAAACGAGTCGCTATGGTTGCAAAAGAAAGAACTACATATACCTGGCAATTATTGATTCATCCGACTGGTTTCACTGCGAGATTGCTCGCAACTGATCCGAAAATCATCTTTTTTTGATTTTTGGGATATACTAGTTTTCATTTGAAATAAAACATCAATATCTCCTTCTAAGGATAATCTAAGGAGTTCAATAGGGTTAAAAGTTGGAATTGCGTCATTGGAATAGCAATATTCAAAAAGAATTTCTCCATCCTTATTTTTGATGGAAACTTTTGTATTAGATGAAGACTGCTCTGAATAGATGTGAAGTTCTTGTAATAGCATAGTGTTTTATCTTAATATATAATATATGGAAGAAAAAGACAAAATAATCGCATCACTCCGGCAACAACTCCGGAAAGTCCTGCGAGAAAACAGAGCTCAAAAGCAAGAAATTGCTCTCTTAAATCATGAGTTAGAAAGGGCTAAAATGAAGCCCCCAAAAGAGCGTTCTTTGAACTATCTTTGAAATGGTTAGCTCGCATCATTATAATTGACTGATATGTAGCTGAATATCCTTTATTATCACGCCGCTTTGGGAGCAGGGGGTCGTGGGTTCGAATCCCGCTACCCCGACGAAAAATTCAAGTTAAGAAAAGTCAAGTAGCATTAGGGGCTGTGTCAAAACTAAGGCACATCCCTTCTTTTTTTAATATAAAATAGTCGTTCCTCTTTTTTGTCTATGCGACTATT